CTTCATGGCGTTCACAGCGACTTCATACGCTCTAGGGTGCCCTGACTCCTGAGCAACCTCTAACGCCCCGTCTAGCGCCTCTCTGCCCTTGTCTATGAGTGAGTATAAAGACCCTCTGGTATATTCATAATCTTTTGTCTGATCATCCTTCTCCTCGCTAGCAGGAGGTTTAGGTTTTGTGGGTTCAATATCAGTAGATTCAACTTCGATATCAAACATATCTTCCATATTATTTTCAAACTTGCTCATAGTATTTCAATCCCTTCATTAAATCCAAAGTCATCTGATGCTACAACTAATTGATCATCTTGATAATCTATAGTGCCATCATTGTTATAGTCTTGTAATGCTTTAGGTGTGTATGTAACTTTAGTAGTTCTTTGTGGAACAGTAGCGTTAATCCCTTCGTAAACAATTGCTTTGTTGATAACACTTGCTTGATCATAAGGACCATAGATGTAAGACTTAGCAGTAAATGATAACTCCCATGTAATATATCTACGCTCAATAAAACTATCATCCCATGCATCATCATACTGAACATTGTTTAATGTAATAGCAACATCTCTTTTCTCATCCATGTCTGGAATCATATTGAGAGTGATATTAAACGATGGTTGAAAGTATGGTAGAATCTGTTCTAAAATTTGTAGACCATCATCTTGATTTTTGGCGATAATACCAAGTTGAAATTCAAGAGTATATGGAACAGGAACATACTGTTCTGCTACTTCATTACCATCTTCAATTTGAACCTTTCTATATTTTTGAATCGGAGATGTTTTACGAGTGGGATCATATTGAATACCAGTCATCTCAAAGTAGAGACGTGGTAATGTAATAGCAATCTTTCTTCCAACATCTGGGTTCTGTTCTAGACGAGTCAAGAACTTTGCCTTTGGACCATACGCCAAGGGAACTTTCTCTTCTTCTAATACAGAGTTATCAGAAGGATCAATTTTTTTGAGAGTAATATTATTGAACAGGGTTCCAAATCCAACAATATTTTTACGAATAATTTCGTTATAAAAATGTGATCCAAACATTAGATACTACCAGTAAAATTTCCAGACTCACCAAATGGATTACCTTCTGTCCAATCAATGATGTTATCAGCGGCATCTTCGATCTCTCGATTTTGATCATACTCGCTGTTCGTATTATTTAGAGTATCGAAGGTTCCTACTACCCAGACAGCACTACTACTATTTCCAGTAATAGATTCTCCTGTGGTAAAAGTTCCTGTTCTATTAATTACTTGCATAACTCTAGTTGCACTATCCCAAGACTTCACTTCTGCTTCTGTTCCAGTAGTGCTACCTGTGACAGTTTCTCCATCAGTAAACTCCCCTGTTCCACCAACAGAAAGAGTGAGAGCAATGGCACTGCTAAACAGACTCTCAAGAGCATCAATATCTTCTACGCCAGTAGAGATATTATCACTACCATACTCATAGATCTCTGCAGTCATTGTATAGAAATAGATCTTACCTAACTGATAGAATGGATCTTCTCTTTCTACAAACTTGATCTCGTAAATATCTTCTGTAAGTGGGAAGTAAAGTAGATCACCCTCGTTAGGACGACCAGGGACAGTTAAAGTATAACCATCTGCTGCTTCTTCCCATCTACGTTGAGACACAACAAAGCGAACCTCGTCGGTAATACGAAGTCCAAACTTGCTGATGAATTCTGATGGTGACCCAAAACCTTCTACGTTCTGTAGAAGCATCTCTATTTGAAATTGACTCTCAAACTTATTATAGATGATATCGTCTAGGACGCCATCTGTAATGATAGTTCTTGGTAGGTAGTAGATATCTGTGCCGAACAGTTTGATCTGTTCATCCACAAGATCCTGAACGAGACCTTGCTCGCCAGATGTGCCACCGTAATAACTTGGGAAATAAGGACTAGTAGGCATCTTATCCGATCATATCCATGGGTGGGAGTGAGTAATCTGTCATCATTTTTGACTCCAGTTCTTTCACTTCATTGTTGCCGTCTTCCCAGATCTGGCGACCATTAAGGGTAACACCACCAGGAAGTTGAACTGCGTTATACTTAATTAAGTTCTGTCCCCACTGTCTCTTCATTAAGGCAGTGGTATATCTCTTAACAAAACTATCATTATAAACTTGAGTAAAATCGTCTGGATTTAAATAACGATAACAATCAATAAGTAGATACTGATCTTCTACAATTCTTGTTGCATCTATATCAAGATACAAACGATCTTGTCTTTTATTAAATCTATACTCAACAAACGCACCTGTATTGATAACCATATCAATGGTTTCAAAATGCTGTTTGATCATGTAATAGTTGGTAAGATCAAAGTTGCCAAAAGCAAAACCAGAACCTGAAGAGAATGAAAACAGGTCCATCAAATAGTATTGATTACTCATACCAAACAAGTTGTTCCTCATAAAGTTTGAGGAAACACCAAATACTTTGGCAATACCAATTACTGCATCAGGAACTTCAATATAGTTATTTCTATTTTCCCAAGCATCTGAGTTTGGTGAAGTAGTATCTTCATCAGATTCTGTGAAACGGGTAACATCATCCGAAGTAAATTTGTGCTTCAGATACATTCTTTCTACACCATCAAAATGATACTCATGATAGTATTGCATTGATTGATCAACAATATCATCTGCTTGTTCGTCTGCAATATTAATTTGCAGCACTGGTGCTCCCAGTTGACGCTTACAGAAATCAATTAATTCTGATTTACTTGATGGTGAAGCCATGCACCTAGATACAAAAAGTCCCTACCTGTATTTATCAGGCAGGGACTTAGAGTTATTCTGCTGGTTCTTCTGCAGGTGATTCTTCTTTTGGAGGATTCAACATAAGCAGGGTTTCAAGACCTCCCTCTAGCTTCAATTTATATTCCTCTGCCTTCTTTAGGTTTTCTTTAAGTTCACCAATTTGCTTTAGAGTTTGAGCAAGTTGATCGTCAAAATTCTTTTTAAGTTGTTCAGTATCCATTGTAGTATTTTATAGAATAACGATAATAATATTTATATGATCTCAATTAAAGATTTTTCTCCACAAACTTTAGTTCTAACAAGATCCAAAGTTTCTACTGCTGCTTCCAATTTAGTAACCACAACCTTTAACTCATTATATTCTGTCAAATCAATTCTGGTTAAAGAAGAGATTTCATCATCAATTTGTGATTCTTTTTGCTTTAAATTTTCTCTAGCAACATTCAATTGTTGACAGAAATTTTCCCAAAGATCCTCAAAAGTAAGGAGGTCTTTTTTCTCTTCTACTGGTGGAGTAGGGTCAGGATATTCGTATTTTTGTGGGGATTCCATAGTCACCTCAGGATTGATAGTTTTTCATTTCTTCTTTGACAGAGATGTCAGTTAACTCATATGGTGATGCTAAACAGGGTCTAGTATCATACGCTAAATGAGATCTTTCACCATCCGCGAAAACATATTGAACAAATGCTTGAACATGTTCGTTACCATTGTATTTATTTCTCCAGTGAGGAGTCTTAGATCCAGAACCTATAACAGCATCTCCTGGTTCTAAATCAAATTCCATGGTAGTATTTTCATACTCAAAACATAGTGGCCAAGATGAATCTTTTCTCAAACAACAACTGACAGTAATTTCAGAACTTAGTCGATCTGTGTGTCTCTTTAATTCGCTATTGTTCATGTAGATTCTACCATAAGAGTATGTTGATATGATAGGTCTACCAAGAATTTTTTCTATATCTTTTTGAATGAATACAGACAATGCTTCAAAACAGATTGGGGAATACCAAGAGAAAGTATTATCTGTAGATGGATCATTGAAACCCTCTGGAGAACCTAGAGTTTTCATACAATCTCTCATCATAGAAAACTCTGTATCAAGTAATCTAATAACATCTTTAGATATAAAATCTTTGATGAGTATTGGTTTAATTTCCATGGTCAATTTTATAAAAGTTTCTATTTAAATGAATAGACTGATCTGTATTATATTTTATAGATCTACATGGTATACTCAAAGAAAGTCTGTTTCCTTCTGGGAAAGCAGCATGGAATCTTCTAGCAGGAATGTATATCATATCTCCTGGTTCTAAGTCAATCTCATGATCTACTTCTAAATTTTCTGGATCAAAGTAAGTATTTACTTCTTCTTGCAATAACAGATCTGTTGCATAGTTTTTATACACCTTCCACTTCGTCACTCCATCAAGTTGAATGATAAAATTTGATGGAATATCTACATGAGGATTGAAAGATCCGCTATGTCCTATACCACCATAGACATGAACATCACACTGAACAGGAAACATATGCTCGATGTCTGCTGCTAGTCCTGCAATCTTTTCATTGAACAAAGAGAACTGATGTATTACAAAAGTTTTCCCCTCATTGATTAGATGGAACAGTAATTCTTTATCTTGATTTGGATGACTATGCCAGAAATATCTGGACTCAGAAACACTAACTTTGTTTTTGTTGTCTAAAATTTCTACGTGATACTTGCCACTATTAATAGAATACTCAACATCTTGCCAAGAAATAAAATTAGGATCTGAAAATAATTTATTAAATACAACTACTTTATCACTGTCTTTAATAATTTTTTTTAAATTAAATAACTCTCTCTGCATGATAATTTAATGTTAGAACAACTCTAGAACTAGATTTAATTGGGGAAGAACTCGCATGATATTGTTCTCCATCAAATATAAAAAGTCTTCCTTGTTTTGGTGTAACTCTTTTCTTTACAGTATACTCTTTTGATTCTTGGGTCTGATCAAATACAAATGTATCTCCATCAGAATCTGTAACGTAGTAAAGACAAGTAAATGTTTTACATTTTACAAACTCATTATTATGATCTATATGGGGAAAGTTATACTCTTGATCAAACTCTATATTATTATATGCAGTAGCTACATTTAATCCTGCTCTTATTCTAAACAAATGTAGTGGATCGGAGTATCCAATTTCATCTTCGATAAAGTATGATAAAAATTTAAAGTAATCAAAATAATGAGACTGTGGAGTATACTCAGCAAATGGCGTATGATGAAATCCTGGTTGAGCATATTCACCATCAATGAAAATACTTCTGGTCACATCTGGAATATAATACCAAGGAAACGCAGTTCCTAGACAAGTAGTTTTTAATTCTTCTTGTAAATTTTTTGGTAGAAAATTGTCAATAACTTTTAACATCACTTTGCCTTAATATTGAATGCCATGGAAATTCTTTCTTCATTAGAATTATTCTCTTCTACTTTATGCGATAACCATGCTGGAAAAAGTAGAAGTCTATTCTCGATTGCTTGATATCTCCATTTAGATGCAGCTAGTCTACTTGTAGATAATCCTATCTTAGATGAAATAATATAATCTTCATGAGTTGATCTTTCAAATACTATAGAACCAGAATCTTCTGGAGATTTAATATAGAAACATGCAGATAGTATTGGACCAGCATGAAAATGGGAAACATTATAATTTCCCTTTCGATTAATATTAAACCAAATGTTATCAACTACGGGAACTTGCTCGGTCCCATAGTCATAGAAACATTGCTGCAGCGCACTTTGTATTCTAGAAAAAAAATTTTTAAATTCTGTATTAGAAAAATCTGATGGATAAAAATCATTTGATTGCCATCCGCCAATATTTGATATTTGTCTTGAGTTATTTTTTTCTCTTTCCTCAAGAACAAACTCTTTCATTTTAGTCAGATCAAAATTAAAATCTACTGACCATATTGGTGTAGGAAAAATGTATTCTAAATTCATTAATAAAAAGCACAGAAGGTATGCGACCAACGAAACTCAACATCATCTTCTATGAAAGGAGTGTGGGAAACGTTTGGTAGATAGCAAGTCATACAATTATATTTAGATGGCACCAAACCAAGAGGTTTGAACCCCCAATACTCTGCTTCTTCGTCTGTAAAATTTTTCCAAGAGGAATCTCTGTTTCTGGATCCAAACTCATGCCATTCAGAATACAAAGGGTGAGAGTCATCTACTTGAAAGTCATACGAAACACCATATGTCTTTCCTGTGTAGTGGTATAATATGGTTCCAGAATTTTTATGATCTGTCATCCAGAGATTAGATGCAATGCCCCCCACATAATCCATGTGAGGAAGTCTCCATCTCTTAATAGGTCTGCATTCATTCTTGAAGAAAAGATTTCCCCAATCATTAACATTCAATGGCAATAAAATGTTTAATTCTTTATGACAAAATTGTTTTAGTAAATCAAAAATTTTACTGGTAGCAAAGGTTGGCAGATGTATAGTAGCGAATGGATTTGTATCTTCCAATTCATATTCATTATTCATTCTCCAAATTGGATTTGATGATACAAAAGATTTGAATTTTTCTATACCATCATCTAAGAATGGATCGTAAATATTCCAATAGTATACATTATCTGCTACGTGGACTCTTTCATACTCCAATGGTTTTAGTTTTATTTCAGAATCAAAATAAACTGAACTAGGATTCATTCTATAAAAATTCATAGCATACCAACATAATTAAATGAAATTGCAATACGTTCTTCATCTACTGGATGTTTATCAACACGATGACGCAACCAAGATGGAAATAAAATATATTCGTATTGATTAGTCTCGACTTCAGTTGCAATAGTATCAATACCTTGCATATCTTTATAAGGTGTCATCCTTAAAATATTATCTAATGGATTGCAAAATTTAATATTACCTATACCATCTGGTTTTTTAAAATAGTATACACCAGAGATAACATTGAACCCATGAAAACCATCACTATGAGAATGTTCTCTAGTGGTGTCTCCTTTTCTGTGTAAGTTTGCCCAGCAAGAAGTTACTCCAATATTCATTGGTTGATAATTTAAACTAGTCCAGTAGTTAACAACTGATGGGTATAAAGATTCAAACAACCAGGACAAATCTATGTCAGCATATAATTTTAAATTTAATTGTCCTGTAGATAATCCAGACTCTCCAGTCCATATGTTTGGTTCACATTGAGAAAATAAAGATTCTAATCCTTCTTGAGTATTTTGTCTTTGTATCTCTGTTGGAATGACAGATCCTCTTTCGATTTTTATAGGAAACAAATCAATCATAATATTTTTTTAAAACTTTGAGAACTCGTGAAACTCTTTCTTGTAACGTATTTCTGATAGAGTCAACATGCTCATAAGTATAATTCATTTCATTTTCTACTTTCCAATCAGTATCATTTGCATCTTCACATATAAAATTTGATTGGTGAAGAAGACTTCTAGAAATTGGTATGTATGTGCATAGAGGCGTTCCTGCTTTAATCAATTCATCTCCTTCCAAAACATGCCAGAATAATTGAACGTTAATCTCAAATGCAGTTTTTGGATCCATCACTCCCATGACAGGACTAAATCGAGTCTCATTCACAAATGGAGTTTTAACTACTAGAAATACTAAATCGTTATTGTTTGTAGTAACTCTCCAAGGAGTATTAATTTTCAAGACTTGATCCAAAGTTACATCTTTAGATGAATCTAGCAACCATTTAGATACATCATCACCATGAAGATTTACATGTGGAACATGTGGAACTAAATCAACTGCTTTGAAGTTTATAGTATGCTTATCACCATTAGTATGAACATAGATATCTGACGCCGCACGAATAACAAATCCATTATTCATAATACCATGAATTGCTGGACATTTATTAATACTATGAATAGGATCTACAGTCATCTGATCTGGATTCATGAACCCAAACGGACACTTAGATTTTTTTCTTCGGTATTCTTGCTTCTCTTCTTCTATCCAATTTCTATTCAATTTATTAGAATGAATGATTGGATATAATGTATTAACACCAGGAACTAAAGAATGAAATCTTATATAATTTTTTTCTTTTTTAAACAGATTTGTAAACATTATCTCTCAAGAATTCAAACGTCGATTTCATTGTTGGAAGTTTTTCTAGCAACTTCTTTTCATATTTTAAATGTTCATTATAAGCAGACTCTAAATTTTCTTTTATTTTATGTCTACCATCTCGAAGTCTATACATACACTCTGTTTTTCCTAGAGGTGTGTGACCCATACCAGCAGCAATGTATAGAAGACCATCTAAAGCTCCCCAAGATCCAGGACCATTACTAGCAAAAGTAAACTCTTGATATAGTCTTGGTGATCTTACAATCATATCATAAAGCTCTTCTTCTTTTGCTGGAGCAACTTCATTAACAATATATTTCCAATAAGAAGAGTCTTCTCTTTCTGAAAGAACATAGTGCATAGCAACAAAGTTTTTCATAGACTCAATATCATTGTCTACAGAAATGTTGAATCCATCTACGTCAACTTTGTTTACAATACCATTTCTTCTTTCTAGAGTAGACAGAAGTCTTAAAGCATTTTCATGTGTAGTGAGTAATCCAGTTGATTCTAATGGTTCGAGGAATCCATATGACAATCCAATACCAACTACATTCTTAACCCATGCTCTTTTTCTCTTGCCGTGTTTAATATCAATCTTGAAGAACTCTGCTTCTTCTGCTCTCTTAGCATCTGTTTTTGCTAAGTGTCTTCTAAATTCATCTTCTGCTAAATCATCTCTAGTGAACTGACTTGAATAGCAGTATCCAGTTCCAATTCTATTCCATAAAGGAATATTCCAAACCCATCCATACTGCATGGCATGGCAGTCTGTTACATTATGAAGTTCTTTCTCTTTATCTACAAATGGAATTCTAGTAGCAATAGCAGTATCATTCAAAAGAACATCATTGAAACTGATGAACTCAGATCCCATCTCTTCTTCCAAGAGCATGGATTTGAATCCAGTGCAGTCTACAAAAAGATCTGCTTCAATTTTTAACAAAGGAGAGTGTTCTAATTGAAGGAAGTCAATACTGCCATCTGTTTTTTTAAAAATATTAGATACAGAATCTCTCACAACTTTGACCCCGTTAGGGATACAAATATTGTTCTTTAAATACTCCCCAAATTGAGTAGCATCAAAGTGATATGCGGTGTCAAGATTGAAATTAAAATTTCTGATATACTTATTATCGCCAACCATTTTATTATGATCGGCAAGATATGTAATCGGATTATAAAAATTTGAAAATTCTAGATCTTCTTTGAGATGGTTTAAGTAATACCAGTCTTCAAGATCTTTATTTGTAAAATCTACTTGTCCAAAAGGATATTGGAAACGATGACCTTTATTCTTGAAGTCTGTGAATTGAATAGAAACTTTATAAGTTGCATTGCAATGAGGCATCCATTCTTCATCCTTCCCAAGGAGACCAATACAATCTAGATATCGATTGATGTGTCCAAGGGTAGACTCTCCTACTCCTACTGTAGGAATATTTTTTGGTTCAACAACAATAATTTTTAAGTCAGGTAGATTCTTGCAGAGTAGCGCAGCAGTCATCCACCCAGAGGATCCACCTCCAACAATGCATACCGATTTAATTTTCATAACAAAGTAATAATCAGTTTTCAGTTACTTCAATAATTCTTGAACCTTCGGGCAGTTTATTCCAAGATGGATTCGATTCGTCTGCTAGTCTTACTTCTACCTTGCCTACTTTGTTTGCAGGATTTGCTTCAAAAGCACTTTCGGATTCGACAGTGGACTTGACATTAGCAATATGATCTTTCCATCTTGTTCCACCGTCTACCATATCTTTATACATCATATCGAGTTGCTCTCCAACATCTCCATATGAGATTTGTCTCTTCAAGTTTTGTCCATTTTCATATCTTTGATTGGGAGCAACCCACTGACCATCAATCATCATCCAAGTGCTGTCAACAGAATCTATATCACAGGTGACCCATCTGATTGGAGAATCTGGTCCATTGTATACTGGAAATTCATTTCCAGGATCTACTACATCAGATACCAATCCTCTATTATCTAAAAGAACATGTTTCATTGCTACTAAACAAATATCGTTATTACTATTTATTAAACATATTCATAGACAATTACGACGCCATTTCTTCCTTGGGCACCAACAACGTTTGAATAAGATGTATAACCACCAGTTCCTCCGCAACCATATGCTGCTTGAGCGTGACTGTTATTAATAAAGTTACCGCCTTGAGGGTGACCAGAGACTCCAGCACCACCAAAGAAAGAACTACCTCCTTTAGCACACGCCCAACTCATGTGTCCAGTTCCACCACCACCATAAAGATTGATGTCTCCCCCAGATCCTACACCAGGAAGTCCACCACAATGTTGATTGGTAGTATTGGCACCTCTTCCTCCTGTAGCAGACATGTAACTTCCAAAAGAAGAAGTGTTTCCACCACCTGCTGCTCCAGAATAATATGTCCAAGATGTAGAACCTGTTCCAACAGTTACTTGAACAGAAGAGACACTACTGACATCGATTAGTTTTTCTGAATATCCTCCAGCACCACCAGATTCAGCATGACCAGAAGCAGCACCACCGCCACCTTGAATCATAACTAGAATTTTTGAAATTCCTGCTGGTTTAGTCCAAGTTCCATTTGCAGTAAATTGCTGAATACTTTTTGGTCCTGCAACAGACCACGACAAAGATGATCCGTCAGGAGTATACAAAAATTTACCATCTTGCCCAGCTGGACTTGGAGGTAGAGTATCCTTATTGAGGATAGCACCATCAACTTCCAAGTTATATCCAGCAGGAACCAAAATGGCAGTTCCACTTGCTGATTCGATTCGGTTTACATTAAGGGTTGACATTTTATTTAAACTCGTATACTACTACCATACCATCTCTACCATTGGCACCTAAACGTGATGTATGGTATCCAGCACTTCCTCCACAACCTGGAGGAGCATGTGAACTATGTTGATGAGCATAATTTCCTCCTTGAGGGTGTCCAGTTGCTCCAGCACCTCCCCAGTAAGAACTACCACCAGGAGGTCCAGACCAATACATATGTCCGCATCCACCACCTCCATAGATGTTGAAATCTCCTCCACTGCCTACACCAGGAAGTCCTCCACAATGTTGGTGTGATTGGTTTCCCCCATTTCCTCCTGTGGCAGTCATGTAAGATCCAAAGGATGTTGCTGTTCCAGCACCTGCTCTGTTAGAGTAATATGTTGGGTTTGTATTTCCTGTTCCTACAGTAACAGAAACGCTACTGACGCTAGTAACGTCAATAATCTTTTCTGAATATCCACCTGCTGCCCCAGTTTCTCCAACTCCAGAACCAGAACCTCCGCCACCAACAATCTTTACTAGAATTTTTGTAATTCCTGCAGGTTTAATCCAAGTTCCGCTTGCATTAAATACTCTAATAGCATCTGGACCAACATTAGTCCAGACAACACCACTTCCTGTTGACTGAACAAACTTCCCACCCTGTCCAGATGGATCGGGTGGCAACGAAGTTGCGTTAACAAGTGTTCCATCAAGACTCAATTGATAACCAGAAGGAACAACAACTGTATTACCAGATTGAGATCTAATTTCGTTTACTCTTAAAATAGACATTTATGCATACTCCCAAATAACTACCATGCCACTTGTTCCTACATTACCTGGATAGGATCTTGTCCATCCATTAGCACCACCTGTTCCTGGAACAGTATGCGATTGATGATTGTTAGCAAATGAACCACCTTGAGGGTGTCCAGTTGCTCCAGGACCACCAAAGAAGTTATTACCACCCCTGCCGTTATATCCATGACCAGTTCCACCACCACCATACGTATTAATCTGACCACCTGATCCTAGTCCAGGTAGTCCACCGCAATGTTGATGACTACTATTTGCTCCGCGACCCCCTGTGGCGGTCATGAAACTTCCAAAGGATGTTGACTGTCCAGTCCCCGCTCCTCCAGAGTAATATGTAGCACTACCACCTGTTCCTATGGTGATTGATACACTAGTTACCCCACTCATGTCAAAAAATCCTTCGGCATAACCTCCAGATCCTCCAGACTCTCCGTGACCAGATGCACCGCCCCCAGCACCGACAAGTCTTACATGAACTAGTCTAGTTCCAGAACTGGGAGTATAAGTTCCTGGTCCCGTAAAAACCAAGATTCCTTTTGCTCCAGTTTCTCCGTAGTTTAGATTACTTCCATTGCTAGCGACAAGTTTACCTGCATTTCCCGAAGGACTTGGAAGCAAAGAATTATTACTGACAATAGATCCATCTAAAGAAAGAGAATGTCCTGCTGGAATTAGGATTGTATTTCCAGTAGAAGATTTTAAGTTGTTTACAAATATACTACTCATAGTTTCTTACACAACGCTCCAACTAGATCCTACAGGGATTGTAATGGTAATACCATTATTTATAGTCAATGGTCCCGCACTCATAGCGTTTGTTGCTGCTGGAATTGAAACATTTTCGTTGACTATATTTCTGTTAGTTTTAAAGACTCCATAAGTATCAATATACTGAGGATCTGAGTTTGCATACACAACACTAGTGTTTACACCAGAACTGAAAGTAGAACCTCCAACATTAACTGAACCGTCATTGACTTGAGATCCATCTACCACCAGAGGAGCAGTCTCTAAGGTATAAACTGGGTCAGATTTGCCAACACCAACTTTAGACAGTCTCCAGATGTTATTAGTAGTCTTATTCAGTGTCCATCTTGAAGTAACAAACTCTTCGTTGTTTTGGAAGAGTTGACCATTGAAGTTCAGGTCACCTTCAATATTCAATTGATATAGTCTAGCTTGAGGAGTTGTTTCTGATGTATCAGTTCCACCAAACTCAGTTGTGTTTATAGCAACTCTATTAGTAGAACCTTGAATGAACAGTGCAGGAGTAGAGTTCCATGCCTGACCACCATCTGCGGTGCTTGCAGTGATTTCAAATGTGCCATCTGATAGTAGTTGACTACCAACTCGGAAGTTACGGAAACCAGAGGAACCTAGGAAGTATGCAGGAGCTCCTGCATTAGAAGTGGCATCTTGAATTGACAGAGAAGACTTAGCATATACATCTTTGATGTATGCATTTCTCCATCTGTTATTGGTAGCATTCAGACCCAAATCTTGAGTAGCCAGGAGAGGATAAAGATCACCTGAAGGATCAAGAGTCAACTTATTGCTAGTAGTTCCACTCTCAGAAGTTCCCCAAGTGATTGAAGTGTTTCCACTAGTGGACTTCGATATTTGATAAGCGACACCGTTAGTGGTATCGTATACAATACCGAAACCATTAGTAGTTCCAATCGAACTGGAACCACTTCCAGAAGCAATAGAGAAGGAACCACCAACCACAGATAGTTTATCTGTCGGGACAAGAGTTCCGATACCAACTTCTTCTTCGGATTCATCTACGAATAATACATTAGTTCCGATAGTAAGATCGTTATCCATGGTAACGTCACCAGTCAAACCAGTGATTCCCTGAACTGATAGACCAGAACCAGCACCTGTAATATCCAAGGTGCCAGTCATTGTATCGCCAGATTTCAATACGTTCAGTGACGAAGCACCAACGATACCATCAAATCCTGCTTTGACTGTAATTTGATTAGCAGAGAAGTCACCAGATCCATCACGCATTACTGCGCTTCTTAGTGTTGGAAGACCAAGAGCATCGTAAGTAGTAACAATATTGGTGTTATTAAATGCAACGTTACCTTCATTCCAAATAATGTTTCCTTTGACAGTGAATCCGTCAGAATCAACAACTTGAACATTTAGTGTTCCAGAACCATCAACTCCAGTTCCTCCAGTTGCAACAATAGATGAGTTGTAATTTGCCGCAAGTTGAGAAGAACTGAAGTAAATACCAGGGTTAGATGCATTACCATCTGTTCTACCCATACGTAGATTAGCAGTTCCTCCATCGGATTCCAGAGTAGCAATATCAATATTGTTATCATCTGCAATCGTAAAGTCTTGGAACTCAACTCTATTACTTGCTGTTCCAATTGTCAGAGCACCTGTAAATCCACCAGAGATTAGTCTTGCTTGGATAATTGTATAATCGTTAAAGTTATCTGAAGTATCATCGTTGATAATCAAGTTATCAATTTCAAGATCACCAATTGCCTGTGAGTTGGCATTATAAACTTTAACCGCATTACCAGGAGTGAATGGGTTAGGTGCAGGTAGAGTTGATAGAATTCTGCCTGAAACGTAAATGTTATACTTAGGATCACCATTGAAAGACTTAACCTTCAGGGTATTTCTGAAAGAAGTTGCTGCTTGGAATGAAGGTAATCTATTTGCAGAAACTGTTCCATAGTTAATGTTTAGAGCATTTTGATACCATGTTCCTTGCTTATTATCAAGGCGGTCAGCATCAAGACCTGTATCAATACCATCGTTTTCTGATGTCCAGATTTTAGCCCATGTTCCAAATGTAGCAACACCAGTTCCAGAACCACGCAACCACATGTTGTCGTTGTCTGTGAATGCCAACTGTCTAATGCCACCATATGTAGCGTCAGGACCAGATCTTAGGGTCAGAACCATATGCTTGGTTCCGCCATCAACTAATTGGTCGGCGTTGTTATTCTTGGTATCAGAAATAATACCTGTGCTGAACGTATTTGGAGATGGGTTAGAGGAGGGGTTGTTAATACCACTCAGCAGTCTGATAGTATTCTGCGACTGACCAGTAATATTAATATTATAACTTCCTGCTAATCTATCAGAATCAAGTGTTCCTGAAGTCAAACTACCTGCGTTCTGGTAGAAAGAACCTTGCTTGCCATCCAGCAAGTCAGCATCTAGTCCAGAGTCAATACTGTTGGCAGCAGTCTTCAGTCTGATGGAACCTTCTCCACCAACGTTAATGAAGAACTGTGCCTTATCGAATCTAGCAACACCAACTGTTCCGTATTCTGGGTCAACAGAACCTTCTTGAACTCTATCAATATCAACAGTAACGTTTGCATACTGTCTATTAATAGTAGATCTCTTACATCTAAGATCAAGACCAGTTCCACTTCCTATAACAGTTGGAGCAAGATTAGTAGAGAAGTCTTGAGTATAATTAGAACCACCACTAGTGATTAGAACATCAACAACTTGATTGTTTTCTACAATATAAGTTGCTTTTAATCCTTGACCATTGCCACCTGTGACATTCTGGTTGAAATATTCTCCATTGGTAAATCCATTACCACCATCGGCAATAATGATTTCTTCAATAAAGTTACCTTCGGTAAATGTAGAGTCAAATCTGATTGGAGATGTTGCTCTTCTAAACTCAATAATTGTTCCAGCTGGAATTGTTGAGGTTAGTGCTTTTTCTTGAGCAAATCCAATCGTAGTCAGACCACTTTCTGTAGTTACAGATTGAATAATAGTTTCTGATGGAATTCCAAGAACACTATCAACAATTAGGTGACCCTGCAATGCATTTTGGTTGGTCGCAAAGACCATGTTGATTGAACCAGACTGAGCAGGAACAGTCAGTTTTGCAAAGTATCTTTCTTCTGGAGACTTCAGCGATTGAACTGCCAGAGCATAAGATTGATCACCTCTCAGGAATGTGTAGGAGTTTGCAGCAGTAGAGTTGGTAGCAAGTAGGTCCGTAGCAATAGGACCACCTGTGATGTCTCTAGCATCAACAGTTGAGGTAGATAGTGATACCCAGTTGTTACTATCACTAGCAGAAGTGTTGATAGTTCTTGTTAAGTTAACAGTTTCTGCGGGAAGATCACTAGATTCTATTTGATCAGTATCTGTAATCTTAATAGCGTTAACAATATTACCATACAGTCTGCTCTCGATTAATGCAAGACCAGTTGTTTGTGTTCCGCCTGCAGGAGGAGCAGTGAATGTAACTGTTGGTTGTGTTGTATAACCAAAACCACCAACATATCCATTGAACTCATCAATCGATACTGTAACAACTTGACCGTTTGCAATAGTGCAACTTGCAGATGCAGCAATTGCACCTAGTCCTGGGTTGCCGCCAGAAATGGTAAGAGTTGGGGGGATAGTATATCCAGAACCAGGATCAGTAATAACAATCTGATACATGACGCCTTGTCTGTATTCAGTTGCTTGAATTTGTCCCTGAGAAATACTTCCCTCAAAAATATCATTGATAGTGAAAGTTAGTGTAGGATCTACAGCAAATCCTAAGAACAAACTATCATTATCATTATTCAGAATGAATGATGTATTATTATCTTGCTGAATTGCGATGTCACCAGCAAGTGCTCCTTCAATGTCGAGTCTTTCAGATAGGTTTGAAACTGTGAAGACTTCAAATGGTCTTAGAGCAGGAATTTGGTCTAGGGAGATCTTACCAGAGTCAGTTAGTTCGACCAGTGCTCTAGGAACAGAGTTGGTAGAGTATTCTTTCTGGATGTATGCACCAAGGTTGTTAGTGATGAAGTCTCTAACTGCCTTCTGGGTTGGGATCTTACTGTCAGAAGAAGATGCACCACCAAGTGTGTTAGAGTCATCGAAACCTGTGACAACAACGTCGCCACCTTTCAGTTTCAAGAATTCAACTTCCGAGATGGTAACCGTTCCAGTAAAGGTGATAGCACCAGTTCTGTTCTCAATCTTAGCAAATGTTCCAACCTTAAAGTCACCAAGTTCGTCAGTTCCAGAAACGTATACACGTCCATAGAATTCAGATACTTGCTCGTTTGCTTCAATTTTAGTTCCACCGTTTTCAGGCAGTGCCAAGTAGTTAGTTCCTGAACCAGCAAATTCCCACGTATGCGAGGAAGAGTTAACAATAGATGGTCTGTGCAGGTTGACAGTTCTGCCACTTAAATTGGCAGCATTAATAGTTGCTCCTGTAGCAATGTCAACCATTTCGACAGGACTACCAGACCCATCGTCAAAAATACATGTAGCAGTGAACGGTGGACCAGCACCGACTTGAGTAATCTCTTCAACGAAGAATTCAGTATCTTCATCAACATTTCTGAGACCATCAATCTTAAGGATGTAATGCTCTAGTGGTTCTCTACCAAGATTCTCGATAGTGAGAATTGTTCTACCTGTAGGAGTCTGAGAAACGTTCGTGACGATAGCACGAATATAAGAACCTGAGGAGAAGTAACCAGCATCAAAAATGTATGGTTCTTCTCTATATCCAATTGCTCTTAGAGCAAACTGACCGAAGTTTGTAGCGGAGTTGGTAATAGAACAGTAACCACCAGATTCTGCGAGAACACCATCTGCACAGAAAATAACGAAGACAGAAACTAACTGGGTGTAACCATCATTAACAACTCTGTAACCTGTGCCACCGAAGGAGACGATCGTGAATGCTGCCGCAACCATCGACTTACCCTGATTGGGGAAGGATGCTGTTCCGTCCAACTCAAGACCAGGGAAGGGGCAGTTAGGTTGCTTAACCTTATTACCATCAACTTCAGCACCGCCACCACCTAGGAAGGAGATAACAGATGCGTTCTGAGTGTATGGAGATGCTTCAATGATTGGGTAATCATCATAGTCACCACGAACTGCTACACGCTGATTGTCAGCATCATAGATATATGAATCAGGATATGTGATAATATTTTCTGTATCATATAAAGTTCCTGTATCAATTGCAGTTTCTCCAGGTTGAATAGCAGTGAGTGACTGATCATCATCTGCATACTCTAGAATACCATCAAGCAACGCAAATGATGTATCAATTGCAGTTGCTACATTAGCACATAGAGGAGTAGTAGGATACAGAAGAATATTCCAATCTTCAGTTTTAGGAATATCAGAATTACTTGTATCAATTGGGTTGTAGATAATAATAGTGCCATCTGTCAAAGCACTATCAAAAGTATGTGGAACATTACCAGTTCCAGGATCACCTACGTTAACTGTAATTTCTAAAATACCACCACCAATATTATTGATGTTTAGAATTGCTAGACTATTACCGTAGTTTCTATCTGTAGGAGTAGGACTCGCATGAGTTCCACCAGAACAACTAAATGTAAGAGCTCCTTCTTTAAATGCGATTCTGTCATTTAAATCTGGAATTGTAGATGGGGTAGGAATTTGAATAACTACTACACCGCTTGCTGGAGTATAAGTAGCAGTTGTTGGTGTTACTTCTACAACTTCTGAAATTGTAGAACTAGACCAGTTACGCATTGCTGACTTTGCGTATTCAGCAACTCTTGAATATGCGTATCTAGTTTCTTCTAATTGTGTCGCATCAATTCCTGTTAGTGCAGCACCACTGTAATAGAATTCTGCATTAGTAACAATTCCACTGTTGCCTCCAAAAGACAAGTCTCTAATTAGACCACCAAGAATGTAACTGATATCTCTACGACATTTTCTTTGGTGCGTATCTGATAGATTTAAAGATGGGTATAGAGTTTCTGTATCTGACAATGCCAGATCTGCGATAAGATCTCTATTTCTTGCAATCAAATATGCAGCATCGAGATTGGTGCCGCTAGTGTTGTTTGTAAGAACATCAGTATAGAGAAAAGACAAAGTTCTAATTGCTGACTCTACATTGGAGCAAGCAATTGTTCCTCCATCTGTAGCAGTTGTGGTTATTACCGTGTCATCAAAATATCTTGGTATCGATGAATATACTGGAGTATATACGTCTTCTCCTGGAGTTCTATTACCAATTCTCCAGTTACACATAGCAAAGATTGCTAACTGTGTAGTATATTCTATTGCACGAACAGTTTGAATAATTTCATTTTCAACATAATCAATTTTAGCTCCAACAATATATTTTTTGGCAGCTTCAATCATATTATGGTTGGAACCAAATTCAAGGTCCCTGGTTAAAGCATTGAGGAAGTGAGCAACGTCTTGCTTACATTGAGTATCATCTACAGGAATACTGAAACTTGGATATACTTTTTGTCCATTAGCACAGCTAAGAAGAATATCTGCAAGTTTAACTGTAGCATCATCAGTAATATTATTAATTGGATTTGCTACAGTAACAGTAGCAACACCAGTAACAATGTTATCGTATGCAAAATTACTAATAGAATATGTGCTTCCGCCGTATTCTACTGTTCCTCCACTCACATATGTGTGGGTATCAGTAGTAGTTCCTAAGTAAATATCAAACGTAGAACCACCTACTTTAATAGCACCTGTTGCTGCTCTTACAAAGGTATGTGCAGACTGTGGAAGATGCTTAATAGCATTTGCAGTTGATCCTTGGAAACTATGGATAGATTGTGGTTCATGCTTAATAGCACCTACAGAGGCGCTTACAAACGTGTGTGCGGAAGTGTCAGAAGACGTTCCTACATTGATAGTGAAAGTTCCATCTTGACGATCAATACCATTACTGGATGCGCTTACAAACGTGTGTGTTCCTTCGTAACTAGAAGCTCCAATATTGACACGGAATTTCTCAGAATCAATTACTGTAATTGACAACCAACGATTAGATGGATAATCATACGAAGCACGAGGATATGATTTCTGAACGGTATTGCCATCAAGATCACATGTAAAGACTAGTGATCCATCTGAGATCTTAATATAATCTCCAGTCGTAAAACCGTGAGATGGAATTGTAATTTCTGTATCACCTGTAACTGCATCGTAGTCAACATCTGTTGCTGTATGCTGAGTTGCTCCCACAGCAGTAATAGCAATAGACTTACCTGCGAATGGATCTTGTCCAGGACGTGGGTATTGGTGATTTGACTGGTTGCCATCAAGAGCACATGTAAACGTAAATGATTCGTCTTGAAGAACAACACTACGACCTACTCCAAGACCATGCTGACCAACAGTAACAGTCATGTCGCCAGTTACTGGATCGTAAGTGGCATTTGATGGAGTAAAGTATTGATTAGCACCAGAAACACCAACATACAATGTGATGGTAGTATCGCTAGTATCTTTAATGGGAATAGATCTTCCAGCAAATGGATCGATTCCTGGACGTGGATATGTCTTGGCGGTATCAAAACCATCCATCTGACATGTGAATGAAAGAGAATTGTCGTCAATAACAACACCTTCTCCGATACTCAACCCATGACTTCCAATGGTGAGAACCATGTCACCCGTAGCTGGATTATAAGTTGCATTGGATGGAGTATATTGTTGATCTGGTCCAGAAGCACCTACATTTACAGTAAATGTATTTGTTGTGCTTGCCGTGATAGGTAGAGTTTTTCCACTTGAATAATGATGAGATTGTGGAGCACTATGCTCAGTCAGGTTGCCATCCATGGCACAAGTGAACACAACCGAATCATCATCGATTCTGACACCATCACCCAAACCAAGACCATGATTAGCAACAGTAAATACTGAATCTCCTGTAGCAGGATTATAACTTACATCTGTAGGAGTAAATTGACTTGATGCAGTTCCTGCAATATTATAGACAGAGTAGTAGGATTTTTTGAACTCGTCGTTGATTCTTCCAACAACTTCATCAGAAATAAAGTCTCTATTATTTCTAATGAATGTGACAGCATCTTGGAACCTTCTATCAACTGGAGTTGCTAGAGGGAATGTGTTTGGCGAGTTGAGAAGCGATAGAGTAACACTTCTTGTCGCAGATTTAACAGTAGCAAACTGACCAGGATCAAAATCATTATTACTGTTTAATCCGAAAGAAGCATCAACTTTCTTGGGAATAACAAAACGTCTTGCACGACCATCAGGATCTTCAATAACCTTATAGATTCTTTGATAACCATTCAAGAATGAAAGATTAGGGGAGACTGTGGGAAGACCTTCAATTAAAATTTCTTCTCCTTCTTTGAAGTCGTGAGTATTTTCTCTACCGACAAGTGCGTTTGTATAGAATACAATTCCACCTAAATCTTCTGCATCTCCAAATATTTCATTTTGGAAACCATCAGTAAAAGTTCCCTGCAGAGTAAAATCAATTCTAGAAAGAGGAAGTGGGGTATCAAAATCTTCAGTAGTGTAAACTACTTCACCCTCAGCACGGATTGAATTGATACTGGTAGAATCGAATGCACCTTCGTTTACAGATGCAGCGTAAATATCAATGTTTCCTGATATTTCTTCTCTCCACCCAATAGAACCTAGAATGGGAGCAAGAGTTACATAGTAAGCAGGAGCATCGTCATCATCAATTTGCAGAACTTCATAGAAACCATTTCCTACAAGAGCATTCGTTGTTCCATCAAGATATACGTATCCACCTGGAACGATGTTACTGAGAACAGGATTAGTAGACATCACAATTGTGTTGTCTAGAGCATTTGCTCTGGTTGTTCCTGATGAAGTATCTAGAGATACTCCTTGAGTTCCATTGATTAGATATTTAAAACCTTCACCAGATAGGAACGAACCACTAGTAATAACAATGTCAAGTTTACCATTTCGGTATGCATTATTTCCAGTAAGGTCATCAAACCTAACATTAGAAATATCGCCTCTAGCGCCAGTGTTAACACCAACCGCTTCTAGTCCACTAGAGAGTTGAGCAAGACCGCTATTATTTTGAAAATTAATTTGGAATTTTGAAGGTCCGAATACTTGATGACCAGTCGGGAAGTTTACTCCAAAATCTCCATTAGCTTCTTTGTCGATAAGAATTCTTTGCTTATCGTCAAACACCATGGCAAAGTCCCATGTTGCAACGGAGTCTCCGTTAGCATCAACTTTATCTCTATAAGTTACGCCAGTAACATAGTTCTTATCACCAAACTTAAAGATGTGCTTACCAGGATTATTAGGTCTGATAATTACAAGACGAAGGTTATCACCAACAACTGATGCATCAGGTGGAAGAGAAATGGGGTTGTCTTCTACATAGTCGCCACCAGAAACAATCAGTGTTTCTTTAACGCCAACAGTTTCCCATGCAAGTTGCGCTGCCCTTTTAACTGTTCTAACTGGGTTAACTGCTGAACGACCATCGTTCAGGTCAGAACCAATTTGAGACGAAACATAAATTCTGCCACCAACGTCATTGGTTGCCAGATTGAGAACGTATTCCGTAGTAGCAATTTTATCTGATCTATCACCAAGCAAAGGTGTAATAGATCTTGGGAAGACACCTGCTTCCCCAGTTTCATTATATCCAAACTCGGTAGCATCAACTACACGGAAACCAATGTGCTTTAATTGAACTTCGCCATTGAGCACAATTCCATCAAGATGCTCAGGAGCAAAGTCGCCTGTCTGACCAGCATTTATTGCCTGGTATACATTTGAACCAAAATATCTATAAGAATCTTTTTGAACAATAACATTAGCGGACCAAATGGTTCCAGTATTGTTCATGTAGTTCTTCAGGTTTGGACCCCTGAAGTTAGCATCTGGAGTAACGAAGTTATCGATATCCAGGTTGAGAATTCTTGCCGTATCAGAAATGATAGACGTAGAAGTTCTAATGGCACCGTTGATGTCTAGTTCAAAATCAACAGTATCTAGAAATGCTTCAGCAGTAGCACCAGCACCATTACCACCAGTAATAGTTACAGTAGGCGGCTCGCTATATCCTTTACCAGGATTATTAATAGCAATACTGGAAACTCTACCATTGAAGATAAAGGAAGAAGCAAGTGCTTGAATAGCACCTTCGACACCAGCAGGAGGAGGAGAAACTGTAACAGTTGGTCTTATAGTGTATCCAGAACCTCCTGTTAATACATTAATATTGTTGACTCTTTGTCCAGTCCTATTGATACCTACACGAGGTAACTTCTCTTCTGAATCCAGAAGAGCCCTGATAACTTCTTTTTCGTCTACACCGACACCAGACTTAATAGCAAATTCTGCCGTGCCGATAATCTGAGGTTTGGACGCCTTAATAAACTCCTTGTCGGAATTAATGTTAAAACTCATGTTCTACTGAGCTCCGCCTGCAATTTCTCCTACCTTATTTAGCATCATTGGAACTCAATATTTACTACCTTAGCATATACAACCCATTTAATTCCAAGGGTTGTTCCAGCTCTTGTTGTAGAATAACTAAATCTATTTGATCCACCACCAACAAAAGGAACAATATTCCATGTCTGACCAGAAGGAATATTATCTTTAATGACAGTTGTCATACTAGACAATACTGTGGAAATTCCGCCAAAATCTGTTTGTGCAGACGATTCTAATTTGGCATGATAAACTGCTGTGCCAACTTCATTCACTGCAAGAATTGTTGCAGTGATGAAACTCACACTATTACTCGGAAGAATAATTTGAGTTCCTGTGTCATCAAGTGCCAGAATTGAAGTATTCAATCCTCTAAGAATATAGTAAGAAGCAAAACTATCATCATAATTTCTATTCTTAATTTCTAAAGAATTGATATCTTTTGCATTACGAAAACTATCAACAACGGTTGTCTGATCAACAGAAAACCCATGCTTAGAATCAAATTCTTGGATGTTAGATGCCATTTTACTTTACGATTTGAGAGACTACAGTGAACTTAATGGTGTTAGCGAAGGCATGATCATTTGTTAATGTTAAAGAAATTCTAGCGTTGCCTTCAATGTCAAAGTCAAATTCTGCTGTGGCACCATCTTCGTTGGAGTTTAAACTTCCATATTCATTATAAAAAATGTCAGTGCCATTATCAATAACACTAAACTCCATCATGGAAGATTTGTTAGACAAAGCATTCTCCAAGAATACAAGAACTTTACATCCTTTATGATCTGTTTTATTGTATAGAAGAGCAGAACCATTTTCTGAAGTTCCTTTTACAAGATCAAACGTAGTTGTGAGAACTTTGTAATCTCTAATTTCAAATTCAGTTAGATCATTATTTAATAGTTTTAGATTTTCTTCATTACCAGTTCCGAATGCAGTATTATAAAAAATATCTCCAGTATCTTCAATAGTGAGAATAGGATCAACTGTCAGACCACCAGACATACCAAACTGTAGGTATTGTCTAGTATTGTAAATAAATGTTCTATCAGATACCGTATTATCTAAAACAAACTCATTGTTATCAACGGTTAGTTTAGTGAACTCAAGAGCAAGACTTGTATTATTGATTGATGTAATGGTATCAATATTAGTCAAGTCTAAAGATGCAGTGCTAAGTTGCATCGTGTTGGTGTTATCATTATAGAAGTAGAGAATGTTCTCGTTAGCACCAGGAGAAGTCTCAGGAATAATGAAAGTATTTTGATCAACGTCCTTGACGCCACCAAGAGAACCCCAGTTACCATTATTATCGTAACCTTCAAATTGACTTGAAGATGTGTTGAATCTAATGGATCCTGTAATAGGTGATCCTCTTTCATTATCATCACCGACAGGAAGAACTAATGTGCTAGTTGCATCAACAACTACTTTCTTACCAGCATTTGGTTGAAGAGTTAAGTCACTGATGTCTGTTGAAATGATGTTATTACGAAGACGCAAATCTCCACTAATAGTAAGATATGTGTCACCAAACGGATCAATCTGGACCTCATTAATTTCTTGGAATAAGAGGTTTGATACAGCAGTTGTGGAATATGTAAGTTCTGATGTATTATTTGGAAGTGCTCCAGAAGTATGCGTTGGAGCGTTTCCATCAGTAGCAGTAACACCAGCAACAGTTACTTCGTAAATATTGTTTCTATGCTTTAGATAAGAACCCAGAGATACAGGTGTGTTAGAGGACCATTCAGTATATGCTGGAGCAGATGTATTGAGAGATGCAATCTGCTTTAATTCTTCAAACTTAAATTTCGTTGGAGTAATTTTAAGAGTGTTTGAATTGCCGTTATAGAAGTAGAAAGTATCGTCGTTTGCTCCTACACTTTCTTCTGCAGTTACATATGTATTACCATCAAGGTCTCTAATGCCACCAAGAGAAGACCATGATGTGGTTTGTGAACTGTAACCTTCATATTGTGTGGTTTGCGTATTGTAACGAATAGCACCATTTTCTACAATTCCTGCTCCAGGTCTTGCTCCAGTATTTCCAGCAGGAATAATAAGAGCAGTAACTGCATCAACCTTAACAACTCTGTTGGGAGCAGGAGTCAAAGTTAGATCATTGATACCTTGAGTAAGAATATTATTATCTTCAATCTTAAGGATATCAGATGAGTTGAAAGACCCCGTAGTTTTAATAGTTCCTGCAGATGTAAGATCACCAGTATCTGCAGTGATTTCTAGTAGTGCAATAGCATTCTCGGCAGGTCCAAAAATACTGAGTTTCTGACCTTTAATATTTACAGGACTTGTTAGACCTGTAGATGATAGTAATAGATTGCTAGGAGAAACAACTTCAGTAGTATTTACTTGGTCGGATACATTAACAACATCAATATTTGCTGTGGTAATTGTCGCAGCATCAGAAATAACATCAGTAGAAGTTACTGTAATTGAATTTACATCTCCACTGCTTACATCTAATGTAATATTATCAGTAGATGTAATATCTGTGACAAGAACTTGAAATCCAGATCCAAAAGTTTTTGGATTATTTGGATCAATAGTTATTTCTGCCTCCAACCCTGCAGTGCCAGACATATTTGGGTGGTTGAGGCAATAGTAATATAGAGGTGATGGTGTTGAATCGGTAGGTTGAATCCTGGTAACATTATCATTATCGTTAAGTGTAACTTCACCTCCTGTATATTCTACGCCAGCAAAAACTAAAGGTGCAGATCCAGAAGAAACTATTGGATTGCTAATGGTAACAACATTTCCATTTACTTCAGTTACAAAAGTTTCTGCATCAACATTTCCTTCATCACTGATATCTGCATCTTCGGAAATAGTAATGGTCATTCCAACTAGAACTTGAGATCCATCTCCAACTGTAATTGTAGTTGCTGCTTCAGTTAGAGTTGCACTAAATTCATATATGTTGTGGATTCCATCTGGATGAATAGAAAATCTAATAGGATGAGATGATGCACTAGAATAATCAAAATCATATGTATTGTTAACAAACAGATTTAAATCTGGATGTCTAGTAGGATTGCCATCTCCAGTATCAATTAAATATCGGGCAACAGTATTTGTCTCATCAACTTCAAGAGATCCAATAGTATCTCCACTACCAATACTATCGGTTCCAGCGAACGTAAAAGTAACTAGAGTTACGATGCCTCCACTTTCTTCTACTTCTTCGCAAGTTCCTGTAATCGTAGTGAAAGATCCAGGATTTAGAGCATCTTCTTGCTGGAAATTATATGATTGTCCAACAACAAATGTTCCTGCTGTGGGATCAGTTGTAAATGTTACTGAAAGAAGGTCTTCAGTTGTAACAAGGTATGGAATAGGTTTTGTTAGATCAAGATTGAATATAGTTAGATTATCATCAATACTATATCCTTCGCCAGCTTGATTCACAGATACTGCACTAATAATACCGACAACATCGATAGTAAATGCATATCCATTACCACTAGTCCCCCATGGGGGAGTGAGTGTCAAGACAATTGTTCCACCATTACCTGTGGCAGGAGAAGTGTTTAGATCTAAAGTTGTTCTATCTAGAGCAATATTTTGAACAATAATATCGGTTGGATTGCCATCAATATCTACTGGAGTTTCTAGTGTTGCAGTTCCTCCAGTTTGAGTAACAATCCATCCAGAAGTAACTCCTGCAGGAACAGTTGCGGTTACTTGTGTTTCTTCTTCAAGAATACTTCCACTATATCCTGTTATCTGACTAGGCAAAGAAAGAACATCGTTTAACAGATATCCATCGCCATAATTATTGATAGCAGTATTGATGAATCCTCCACCAGAGAATTCTAAATCTACAACAACGCCAGTTCCATTACCATTAATTAGTTCTACTCCATTATAAGTAGGAGTTCCTAAAGAGTCTCCAGTAAATACATATCCACTACCAGGAGTAGTGCTTCCGTTGTATGGTGATACTGTAAGGTCAAAGGTTCCTGCTTGTCCAGTTCCACCGATAACAGGAATGTCTTCATAATCTCCCTGGTCATAATCTTGACCTTGTGCAGTAATTAAGAGACCGTCATCATTAAGAATATTTTTCTGGAGAATAAGATTCCTATAATATAGAGAGGATTCATTTTGAAGTTGATGAAGTTTCTTTCCATCAGATACAAATGCTAGTGTCTTTGTTCCTGGTCTGTAGATACCAACAGATGTGTCATTAACAAAAGCAAGCGATGGTTCCGTTCTGGTTCCATCACCCAACCTTAGAAGACCTGTAGATAAATCACTTCCACCACCACCAATAGCAAACAAATCTGCTGCTACTTGGTTAATAGTTTGTCGTTGCTTCTCAAATGTGTCTGATTTAGCTACGTTTCTAAGAATTGCCATTGCGTGCTATCTCTTTTAAGAGTTGTTTTATTTCAGATAATTCTGCCTTCAAAGTATTTATGTCATTTATGGCAGTGTGCAGAACCTTTGTTGGAGGGTTCTCATTGCTAACGATGGCCCCAGTATTGGGGTCTCGATATAAGTTTTCGTGTCCTTCGACTTTTATCATGTCGATGATACTACTCTAATATCTTGAACCTTAGGAACGTAAGACGGATCATCAGTCTTCATCGAAATCTTAACTCCGAATGAAGTGAACTCATCTAGGTTGTCAATACTAAATCTAAACTCTTGATAGGCAGATTGTTCTTCCTTCTGAGCAGAGATTGTGTTTTGTGGTGTAGCAAGTTTAGGAGTATCCTCAAATCCAGTTCCATTAAAGAACTGCCATTCAATATCTTCAAACTTCTTCTGGATAGAAGTAGTCTTAGTCTTGTATGCGAGTTGAATATTCTCGCTATTGGTTACGTTTGCAGTGATGATAACATCAATTGCAGTTGCACCTTGAGTAAGACTAATTTCTTTAGTAACATACTTAGCAACAGAGGAAGTATCCTTTGCACTATCTTCGGAAACAAAATCTACACCCTCGGAGAATTCCATAGTTTTGATTTCATAATATTTCTCATCACCTGCATCTAAGTTTGACCAAGAAACAAGGTCACCAATTCTAAAAATATCAGCAGACTGATCAGCAACTTGCTGAGTTCTGATGAAGGAACCAGATTCATTGGTGCTAGCATAATCAGAATTAATTGGTTGCTTATCATTCTCTAGAGTCAGAGTCTGAGAAGGAACATCCCAAATACGGACAGTTCCATTGATTAGATTGTCGTAAGTTTTGGTAGGATCAGAAGGATTGATTCCAGTAACTAGTTGACCAAACGAGAAATCAGGATTTACTTTAATTGCACCAGCAGCACTTACAACAACTGTGTTATCTTCCAAGGAACCACTTTCTTGCGATTGCAGAGAAAGGAAGAGTTGCTCATTTGCTTTAAAAACATTGTTGTTCTTAACTTTAACAAAGATGGTATTATCTGAAGTTCTGTATCTAACAACTTCGCCGCGAGAACCAGATGCCGCGATATTTTGAGAATCGTTACCAATACCTTCAACAGTTTGACCAGCGTTAATAACAATTGGATTGCTGTTGCTGTCTAGGTTGCCACTTAGAGACAATCTGTATACAGGATAGAACTCAATGACTTGTAATCTCTTACCATATCTATTTTCTTTACCAGAACCATTCTCGATTCTGTTGGAAGATAGTTTGATAGAAGATGTCTTGAGATCAAGGATTGGAGACAGATATGTCTTAGTAGAAGAAAGTGTTAGTCGGTAGACAAGACTATTACCAAGGTTGTTGAGCAGAGTGTTGATTTCTGATGCAACAACTTTCTGGTTGATGAAGAACTGTTCTTCGTTAAGGAACGTTCTTTCAAAATCAGCAACAGAGTATGAAGTATAGTTCTGGGTGCTGGAGTCAATAGGAACTACATTAGTTGTCTTTATTGTAGTATCAATGTTTGTAGATGGTGACTGAATGTAGGAGAACTGTGCAAGAACTCTCTCATACTTCTTATTAGAAGTAATCAATCCACTAGCACCACCACCAAATACTGTGTCTGCTGCTCTGCCAATTCCTGATACACAGAATGTATCGATACCACAGTTGGATACCCTGAACAAAGTAGTATTCAGTGATCCTTGTGTATATCCAGCAGTAGTCTCTAGATTCTTGAAGAATACATACGACTTATCATCTTCTAAACCATGATTCTTATGGTTGACCTTGATGATATTATTATTGTTCTTAAACAACTCAGACGTTGCATTGGCATTTGCAAATGCATATGTCTCTAGAGGATTATCAATCATCTTTTCATAACCAAGTGACTTGTTAGTGATGTCAATGGTTGCATTGGAAGAGATATCAAACTCAGCACGATACAGAGTGAACTTGATATCTTCAAACAGATCCTCTACCCAAGAACCAGTGTTCTGTGATTTGTAGACAGAACCAAGTGATGGGTTAGTAGTAACTGTAGTGTTAGTTGCGATTTCAGTCTCACCTAGTTTGGACGCCCAAATTTTGTAGTCCTGAGAATCGGTCTCAACAACTAGAGCATACTCGGTATTGTTTTGTAGATATACAGGATAATCAAAGTGGAATTTAGTTGGAGTTGTAGATGGAACAACGCCAGTAGTATCTGTAGCAACGCCCATTCTTACAGCAGGTTCTGTAATCTCGATCTCTGCTTCGATAACTGCTCCACCGTTACCAATTCCTGTGCCTCTAATAACAATCGAAGGTGGTTCTGTGTATCCTCTACCAGCAAGAGTGATAGTAGAATCGTAGATCAGACCACCAGATACTACAACCGTTCCCGTTGCGTTGCTGCCGCCAGGTAGACTTGGAGACTCAACAGTAATAGTAGCAGTGTCATAGTTATCACCAGCATTAGAAACCTTCAATGCAGAGACAACACCAGAGTCCTTAGCAATTCTTGCAGTGATCTCAGTATTGTTTGCATTATTGAATGCAGTGATAGAAGAAATCTTCAGACGCTCGTCAGGAACAAATGCGATGCCGTTATTGTTATCAAGAACAATAGTGTAAACCTGCTCATTGGTAAGGACAATTTCATTGTCTTCTGAGATAGCAAGTTCGTTGTTGTTCTTATCAAGAACTTTCAATACAGGACCAGATGCATTACTAGATTCTCCAGAAATTGTTTCGTCCTTGAGAATGATAACAGTATCTGAAACATATGCTTTCAGGTAAGTGTAAGGTTCAACAACAACCTCAGTTCCAGGAACAACATTCTTGCCTGGTTTCTCGGAGTTGACATCAGTCAGGTATACACGAAGAGGAATAGTATCACTCTTAGTGTTAATGAACATATCTACGCCAGTTGCAAATACACCACCCTCGTAATTCTCAACCTTAAAGGTCTGAGCGAGTGGGTTTGGTTTCTGCTCTTGCTCAGTATTGCTAGAGACCAACTGGGTTCCTTCATTTGATTTGAAGTAAGCAGGTTTTGTAGATACAATAGAAGCAGGGTTCTCTGGTAGAAGACCAGTTGCGTAGAACTTAGTTTCTGCGAAAGTCTCTACAATTTCTTTATCGACATTTGTGCTGCTAGATGTAAATCTAAGAGTCTTCTCGCCAGTGGTGATTCTAATTTCTTCAGAATTTGCATCATAAGATACAGTTTCTTTATCACCTGTCCACTGTGATGCTTGACGTGGTGCCTTACCAGCAGGAATCAGAACGATGCCACTTGCATTACCATTTGCATCAGTGATGATAGGAGCATTGAATGTAGACAAAGAGTTACCAGGGATTCCAGTAAATCTGATATCGGGAACAACCCAACGGTTGATCTTCTTACCTTCTAGGAATACAAATACTTCAGTTTTGGGTTTTAGTCTACGGATATTAAACTTAACAGGAATACTGCGAGCAAAGTATTGCAGAGAGTTGACAACAGACTTACCACCACTCGTCTTCGTAGATACACCCTTAGGAGTTTCGTTGTTCTGTGGACTGATGTTAGAAGAACTTGCAACAGATGCAGCAGTTACTTCTTCTGCAACAATCTCATCATTAGTCTTAGATAGACCGTTAATATTATAGAAAGATCTCTCAGTTCCATTCCATGTTACTAGGAATGAGTTATACAGACTGCTGAATGCAGAAGAGATATCAGACTTAGCAAGGAAAGGAACAAACAGGTTAGTATTGTTATCTGTTACGAGAGGAACCGTGTTTCTATCATACCAGGAGTCAACGTTAGGATTAACGGATAGATCACCAACATACTGTAGAACAACAAATGGGTTGGGATTGATAGTCTTGGTGGCAAAATTGTTACCAAGTAATCTCTGGTTTGAGAATGGTAGAGAAAGAACACCATTATTGTTGACATAACCAGCAACTCTTCTCTGGTCTTCTCTAGTGTTGACTTCCTTAACAAGAAGACTTTCTTCGCTAACCTGTGGTCTTAGAACAGACTGTTGAGAGTCCATAGCACAAGCATAGTCATTTGACTTGACATCTCCCTTATGTGTTTCAAAGTTATCAACATAGAAACCAGTCTTAAATCTGTCTAGACCGATCTCATCCTTAACTTGCATATTCAATGCTTGCTGCTCAAGGATGCTCAATGATGTGTAATACTCAAGACGTTCGACACGTTGATTGAGTTTACCGATATCCTTCATCGTATAACGCTTGTTCTCAACAGGAACAATTCTTACATCTCTAAAACTATCAGTGTATGCAGGAACATACAGATAGAACAAAGGCATAGAATCACTAAGAGTTTCAGGTTTAGATGGGTTCAAGGAAGAGTTGCCTTTCTTGACAATAAAACTACCTTGAGTATTGAGGAATACACCATCAATTCTATCAAGATACTGATCCTTGTTATACTTAACAGTCCAAGGTAGGTTCAGATCATCGGATGGTGTGCTGGATGGAATACCAGAAGTTGCAGTGAATGATAGATACTCATTCTGTGCTAGGAAGGATCCGTCCTGATACCCTGGAAGGATGTTTGTGTTGTCAACCTTAGGTCGGAAGTCAATGACATCCTTCAAGGAGACTAGACCACTGACTGAGGAATTAAATGATGGAATCTCAGTTTCAGTAACACCTGCTTCATGCAGATAAGAGTCAATCGTGCAGAAGTCACCTTGTGAATGCTCGAAGTAATCAAAAGAAATGATCAACTGTCCTGTAGGAGCAGATACTCCTGGTTTTAGAACTAGTCTTGCAGTATCATAGAAGGTATCTCTTTGACCATTGTCGAAGGTATACCTATCAGTTACATCTGTTCCAGATACTAGGTTACCACCTGCATCAACAGTAGGAGGTGCAGAGACAGAACCTTCATATACATACCTCAATTTGTATACGTCAGAATAGGAGACGATCTGGATAGTCTCGCCGCCATTCTCCTGTCCTCTAAATGGAACGACATTTGTTCCACCAGATTGAACAATAATTTGCTGGTTCTCAACAGAAGTCTTAAGTCTTGGTTTTGCTTTAGATACTTGCAGAGTAGCAGTCAACTTCAATGTTGGGAAGTTGATAGAAGGAACAGCAAACGTAGGATCTCCTACTTCTGGATTAGCAACTCTATTTTCTAGTGCTGCTCTAATTTGGTCAATGTTACCAAAATAGTTTTCTGGAAAGTTAATAGTAACACTACCCGCAGTCAGGTTGCTATCGGACTGTTCGATAGTTACAAATGAAGGATCGACATATACAACATCACCTTTCTTCAGTGTTCCTGTGAATGGAAGCAGAACAGGAGGATCATTAACAGGATCCGCTCCTAGTTCAGAATTGTGAATTGCAACACCAGGATCTAGAACTGTAATCAAGAAGTTCTCTTGAGTAAAATCAGCAAATCTCTGTGTTCCGAATGGAAGTTGTGCAGCAAATGATATGTTACCACTACCAGAAGATGCAGTAGTAATAAAATCTCTTCTGAAGTAGTAAGTGATCTTGGAATCTTCAGATGAATCAATCAGTGACTTGATCTGCTTATCTCCTGTTGGGAATACTAGAGTTCCAACTGGATTCTCGATAAGAGGTCTCTGGTTTACAACCGATGCATTAACAACATCTGCTAGCAGTGCGCGATCCAAGTAAATTCTTGATCTCTTGACACCATCAGGTCTGGTTGCATACTGGACAACATACTTGAATACGTCGCCATTGACATCGGAGAATAGAACAGTATCACCTTGAATAAGATTTCTCGATGCATCACCGTTAAAACCATTACACTCAATATACTTGTATCCTCTGGTTCCAGAGAATGTAAAATCAGTAATGGCAGTAGTTGTAGTATAACCAGTTCTCTCTAGTTCGACATCAGCAGAGAATTTGTTCTTGCTACCAGAACCAAAAGCAGAATATAGAGACTTGACGTTCTTAGGTGAGTAAGTATATACTGTATTCCTAAACAGAACAGGAACAATATTTGCTTCGTTCAGTGGAAGTGGACTAACACCACCAACTTCTACTACAGGTGGTTGTGAGAAGATTTGAGTAACTGCTGTTCTATCTTTGACATATACTCTAGAGATAGCACCAGACCCTTGTATTACCATCTCAATGGCACTTCTAGGATACTCTACGCCATCTAGGGAGATGACAGGGTTTCCTACGTTGTAGGAGTCACCACGCTTGACACAGATGAAGTGAGAAACGGTATTCTCTACAGCAATCTTAAGTGTTCCACCATCTTCTCCTAGGATAGTCTCTCCAGGTGAAAATACACCAGTCACCATAGTGACGAATAATTTATTGATAGATGAGTAGGTTGCAGACGTGCCACCTTCAATAACAGCAACTGCTCCACTAACAGCACCATAGATATACTTGCCAGGAGTGAACTCAGTTCCTGTAATAGTCTCTTCTAGAAGAATGCGAGTGAAGAACTCAGGAGCAAAGAACGAGAAGTCAAAGATGGAGTTATACTTTTCAACACCACCAGTCAGTTTTCCTTTAGATACAATCTTATCAGTATCTTTATTGAAACCAGGACTTACTTCTTTAAGTGCAATGTTCTTTGGTTTTGCTAGTCCTACAATAGGAGTGATGGATTCGTTGTAATCTCTAATTACAAACAGAGGAGAGTTTCTTGTCTGAACCTCAACTTCAGTTTTATAGAGTTCACGAACAAGATTGATAGAATCTGTCAGATCATAATCAAGTAAGAATACATCTAGTTCACCACGATTACCCTTAACAGTCAGTTCGAGATATATCGCTGCACCTGTTCCATCAATTTCAGGTCTCCTTACTTTAGAGAAAGAAAGAACATCAACGTATGAATAGGTATTAGTGTTACCAGAGTCAGAACGAGTCTTGATGAACCACAGTTTAGAGATAGTAGACTCTAGTAGAGCATCAGTAAAACTATCTGAATTAAAAGCAGTGTCCTCAATAGAACAGTAGATAGTCTTAATACCATCAGATACTTCATATCCTAGACCACGACGATCAATAGTCTGCTTGACATCACTATCTGCTTCGGTATCATTCAGACCTACAGTGCCGTCATTGTATACAGAGTTCAAGAATACGGTTGGATACGCATTCAGTTCTGCACCTTCTGAGTTTAGAGGTGTAGTGCCATATACGTTGGTAATGAAGAATGAAGTCAGACCAGATGTTTTGAGAGTTTGATTTTCTCTCTTTAGTGAATCTCTTGCCTTATCAATTTCAATATACTTGGTCTCTTTGTTCTTGACCTCGTAACCTTTGATGTATGCTTTACCACTACCAATGGTTCCTACCAACTTTGCTTCAGCAACGTTGGGGTTTAGACCATTGACAAGACCTGCATCATCCTTGGAATAGAATCCAAGGTTGTCATTTTGCTGATAGTATTCTCTAACTTGCAGAGGGAATGGTTCTACAACATAGTCGCCAGACTCATCAAAAGTCTTTCTAGCGAGTGCTGCTTCAACCAAAGAGAAATCATTTGCTTTGAGTTGCTTCTGAATGACACCACTCTTAACGAGTAAAAGTTGGATGAAATTTCTATCAGTTAAAGCAAAGTAGTCATACTTAACCAGTTGAAGATCAATCTTGAGACGATGTGCTCCAGGTGCAGAGAAGTTTGAGAAACCTCTTGCATTGTCATATAGAGATGAATCTTGCTCTGGTGTTACCAGACTTTCAGAAATTTTAAAACCAACTTTAGCAGAAGGTTGATCGTAATATTTGTTAATAACGAGCAGCTGCTCGGAATTTCTCACAAAGTATCCATTAACAAAATAGATGCCTTCCTCTACCTTAACGGCAGAAGAATAACCCATCGCAGGACTGTCTAGGAAAGACTCTACGCCTGTATCAGGATCGGTTACAGTAACAGATGTAGGCAGAGAGACCCCATCGGTGCCGACGACCAATAGAGGAGAGTTGACGCCCCCAACAACCTCCAATGTTTCGCCTTGACGGAATCTCTCTTCATCGCCAGATGAACCACTATCCAAATAGTTAACGTAGATAGTGTCAGATTCTGTATCCGAACCATATTCTGTCGCTACAACAGTAGCAACAACACTTGAAGAAATACCTTCAACCTTCAGACCGACAAGGGTCTTGATATCATACTTTTGATACGTAATGTTACCATCGTCATCAGAAATTGCTACTTCAGATACCGATGACAACTTAACAAAATTAAGTCTTGTGTTGAGACCTACTTCTCCAGGCACAACAAGATCGCCTTGCTTGAAGACGTTCCTACCGAAATTTTCTAATTGAGTCTGCAGAACAGACTGGAGAGTGGTTAACTCTCTAGCCTGAACTGCATACCCTGGTCTGAATAGAACCTTATAGAAATTTTTCTGTGGGTCAAAGTCTTCAAAGTAAGGCGATGCGTTTAAGTTAGTATTCTGGGGCATTGTGTATTACTAACGTTCTGATTTTCCTAACCTTATTTAGGAGGTTAGGAATGAATCAGAACTCAATTACCAACTTAATGTCTTCAATTTGGTCAGCAGCACGAGTAATCAGTCTTCTGTTCTCGACATAGATGATGTCACCAGAGTTTTGCTCGATTTCTGGGAAACCGAAACCATTGGTGAAGCTAACGCCGAGAAGTGTAGTTGCAGTAACACCAGTGGCAACAGAACCAGAAGCGAGTGATGCAGAACCAACAATGTTGGCACTATCATCGAATGCTCTTACAACACCACCATCTTTGTGGAGGTCAGGTGACTGGATATACTTAAGAACGCCATCCGTGGTTGAACCAGAATCAAGAGTCCAGGAAACAACGGTGCCTTTAGCAGTTCCACCGCCAGCAAGTGCCTGGGTGATTGTTTCGTCAGAAACGTAATCTGCGCTTGCTCCAGTAATCTTAGCAGCATAGAGACCGTTCAAGGTATCCAGGACTGCAAAGTCAGTAGTGGTCCAGTTGAATGGGTCCTTGATGATGCCGATACGACGGAAGTCGTTATCAACAGGGAAGTCTCCAGAACCTTCAGCATAGGTCAGACGAATGTTGGTCATGACACGCTTAGCGTTCATTTCCAGTTCAAAGTCAGCACCGTGACCACCTTGAGGAGGAAGAACAACTTCCAGAGCACCTGTTCCACCAACACCAGTGCGAGCGGTTGTCAGTGCTTGCTCTGCATATAGACCATACTTGATACCACCAACAGTTGCGCCGTCATCCAGTGCAACACTAGCGTAGGTGTAACCTGCACCTTTAACAACCACTTCGGTAGATTCAATCGCACCAGCGGTAACGACAATCTTCACAACAGATTGAGTTCCAGATACTTGACCATCACCGAGGATAGGTGCATAGTGAGTTCCATTAGGAAGACCAGATCCAGTGTCCTCAACTAGAACAACGTCGATAGCACCATCAACAGCAGCTGCTTCTGTAGCAGCACGAGTTGCTTCGCCAGTCAGGTTGATTGGCATGAAGTTGGTAGACAAGAAACGCAGAACGTCATCGGTAGGGATAGTATACATATACTTCCAAATGTATCCCGAACCAGCAGTGTTAGCAACTACTGCATCAGCACTCTCAGTGAAGAGACCGCTTCCTGCATCATAGGTTCCTTGACCTGCAGAAGGAGTAGTCTTTGGTTCGTATACAGGGTTAGGATCTACCTGACCTGGGAACTGACCATTGTAGATACACTTGAAGACTTCGTAGTTCGAGTTAATTACATAGAACTTAGAAGCACCAAGACTAGAAGCACCAGTAGTGGATTGCTTGCCTACTTGACCAGTGGTCGTTGCGGAGTAGTCAGGCTTATACATATCGAAACGAGGCTCGGTAGCGAGCAGGTTCCAATCGTAACGAGTGATAACAGCACGAGCGAACTGATCGGTGATACGCTTAGCAGCGATAATTTCGTCATAGACGCTGAACTTCTCGATCTGGTTGTCCAGAGGAGTAGGGGGGGTGTCTTCTGTTGCGTAACGGTATACACCAGCGCGTGCCTCAGCGCCAGTATCTGATGCTCCGTTCCAACCCTCAAGAACTGCATTAGGCAGTGGGGTTGAGTTTACGGAAGGAGTGACATCACTTAGGATTAGTGAATTGTCATATACCTTTTCGATTGAAGCTTTAAAGGGGGAGTTTGCAAAAGTGTAGCTTCCGTTAGTATCGGATGCAACATAAACGAATTGATTTTCTGCGAAAGCGACAGCGTTCTGTGAATAGATTTCAAGAAATGCATCCCAGCGTTGGGGGCGACCAACAAAGAAATACATTCTTGTCTTTTCAGGACTATCTTCTGCTCCACCAGCGGGCTCACTAAGAGACTCCAAAAACTGTTTAGCATTAAAGATTCTAAACTTATCTGAGATGATTGCAGCCATTGTTGTTTTCTCTGGGACGTTTTAATATCTGATTTATTTATATGCTATTTATTTTCAGATCACTCAGGACCAGAAAATTGAATCATGTCATCGTTATTATTTAGAGTAGTCGGACCAGTTTTTACGTATCCCGTAAATGTAGTCGCAGTTTTCTCCGTATATTCAATCAATTGTCTCGCGGCAGTGAAGATATGACCACTGGTCTCGAAACTTGATGTTGTAATTACATTAATGATAGTAGGATTCTCCGCATCCACTGATATAGTTTGGTTTCCATCTGCTGTGGTGACTCCCATAATCATACTTGAAGGACCAGCATTGAACCTATCACCTGATAGAGTGAATGTAGACTGTGGTCTCAATTCAAAATCTCTAATAGCAAGTTGCGGAAACGCTCTTTGAATATCTTCAATAACATGATCACCTTCAAATTTAATAAACTCAAAATCTCGTAGTGTGTATGTAACAGCACCACTAGTAAATGATGAAAATCCATCAGGGATTCTCTGTCCAAAATTAGTGACATCGACGGTGTTGCCATCTCTTTTTAAGACAGTTCTAAATCCTGATGCTAATTGTAATTCTGGCATTAGTTTCTAGTTTTAATTGATGTTTCTAGAACGACAAGTTCAGTATAGTAGTCAAGGATACCCATCTCTCTTTGTAGCATAACATCAGCAGGTTTTTCACGTCCTTCATGCTGTGGGAGATGTGCTCTCACAGTATATGTAGATGTTATAGATGGTCCAGCAGTAATTGCAATAGATTCAATCGTCGTGAGAGTAGCGACGATAGCAAGATCCAGTTGCTGTTGAATCTGCTTAGGTCCATCTTCAGACTGACCACCAAGAATACCACCATCAGCACCCCTCGGGAAGTCAACTAGAGCAGAGACACTATCTGGAGTTACAATTACTCTGGAGATTGTATTAGTCAACAGAGCATTCATAGATGCTTTAGCAGGTTGTGCCGCAGCGTAGAGTTCTGTGGTGACGTTTCCAGATACACTAGAGATTGCAGATACTGTTCTGAATCCTTCAAACTTAGTAATCTCAGTCTGAGTCTGGAGACCCAGTTCGATATTGATCTGAACGTCAATCTCCGAGATCGTAGTCGTAGAGGCAATAGTAACAATGTCACTACTGATGGATTCTACACTAGCATTAATTTGCGTAATCTTACTAACACTTCCAGCAATTTGCTCTGCACTTACGACAGTTGTTGGAGGAATGATTGTAATCTGCTTAGTAATGTCATAATCAAAGTATAGGTCAAGATCAAGATTTCTGGTAGACTGGATGAAACGATCATCCAACATTCTAACTTCAGTATCATGTGTTACTGTGTTAGTAACAACGATGACGGTCTCTGGAGAGATAGAGACGGTTTCTTGAGCAGGAGTAGCAATACTCCTGATTCCGACTTCGATAACTGGAGTGACGACAGGTGTAATAATCTGGAACTCGTTCTCAATCTCGATGTAGCGAGCATCAGACTGTTTGATCTCCTGCTCACTGATAACTTGTGACTTAAGTTCCACCAACTGAGCGGAAGACATTCTGACTTCGGACTCAGTAATAAGGATAGTTGCAGGTCCAACAGGCAGGACAGTAACAAATTCAGGTAGAGTTCTAAGATACTGACCAGCATTATGTGCTTGTGCCGTAGATCCTTCGATACCTCTAGTGAGATCAAGGAATCTGTCTCCAAGAGTAGAATTGTAAGCAACAATCTCTTTTCCGATCTGCAATTTGCCTTGCGATGGGAACAGACTTGTATTTCCAATATATGCAGTTGTTCCTGTTGGAGATAGAGGAGCATCGAGGAATGCACCTGTTACACTGTAGGTATCCTGAGCAGCATAAACAATAGGAGCATTGATTTGCTTATGTAATGTCGATGTAATTACATCCACACCCATTTCAGGAGAGATATCTGTAATAACAGCAGTTGGTGAATCAAGAGTTACCGTAATAGTAAGTTCATTGATATTAAGTTCGGATGCAACCTGATCAATAGCTGTTGATGGATCTCTCTTGGTAAACTGTTGGAATTCTGCTTTTCTGAGTTCTGTTCCTGCTTCGCGAGCAGTAGTATGGAGTTCTGTGACAAAGACAGAATCAGAATCAACTTGGTCGCCAGCAAGACCACCAAGTGCAATAATAGAAAGAATACTAGAAACAGCACCTTCGCCAGTCAACAGAATTTCTGTTTGAACAACAGATAAGGCACCACCACCTGCAACTTCCGTATTTACACTAATAATAGTTTCAGACTTAACTACTCTAGTAGGATTCCTCTTAACAAAATATCCTCTAGTGACGACTACTTTGGGTGGTTGAGTATAACCAAAACCACCATTTGTTAATACAACATCTAGAACCTGTCCATCTTTCGTAAGAACTTCTGCTCTAGCACCACCACCATTACTATCAACAGGAACAAACTTGAGTTGTGGTGGAACAAAGTATTGATATGCTGTTGGTTGTAATAGAATACCAGTATTGAAGAATAGAGCAAGATCCCTCTTGTTCCACTCAAGATCATTAAATCCAAGAGAAATAACACGACCAGTTCCATCAATTTGACTGGTTACGCTAAGACCCTCTCCTCTAACAATACCATTGTAATTACTTACATCGACTTTAGAGAAGTGCTCATACTTAGCAGTCTGACCCAATCCAAAGTTTCTTAGATTTGCTTTACCAGGAACATACTCAATTGTTCTAAATTCATTCTCACCATCAACTAGGATTTCATCTCCAGCAATGATTTCCAATTCAGTATTGTTTCTTATATCATATACTGAGTTTCCATTCTCAGAACCTCTCAACCATGAAGGAATATCTCTAGCAAGCAAACGCTTACCTTCATCATCTACTGGATATGAAATATCAATCGAGAAAACACTGTTGATATTATTAAAAGAAATTGGATTCGAGAAATCTGCTTTATCGGAAACATAAATTGCAGAAACTCTAGTGTCATCAGCAGTATTTTGTGTTGGATCATATGACAACTCAGAAAAATCAATGTTCGATGCATTCAAAAGTGTAAATGTAAAGTCAACTGGTGTTACACCAATTTTTGAAGATCCATTTGTAGTTCCATCTTCAAGTTCATCAAATCTTATTAGAGAAATCTTTCCTAAGAGTTTTCTAGTTCCATCTGAAGTGATGGTAAACAAATTCTTAGGAGTAGTTGGATTGAAACTATACAATCTACTCTGGAATTCATTATATTCTTGATTTCCAGCAGATGTATCGATAACTCGCTGACATCTAACAATAATCTCATTAGTAAGACCAACACGATCATAATCATAGAATGATAGAGTCTTGGGGACATCTCTACCATACAGAGAAATCAACTTTACATTGTTCTGAACTGATTGACCAGTTTCAGGAATGTAACGAGTAAGATTTGATGTGAATGTGATATTTGGACCATTGATTGTGTAAGAGTCTGGATTTTGCAGAACTCCATCAACAAACACCAAGACAAATCTGCCATCGGTGATGTTCTTGACTCTACCATCAACTTCACCAAAGATTAGATAAGGACCTGTTCCTCTATATGGAATCAAACGATTATCAATTTTGAATCTATCGTAACTACCGACTCCATAACCAAAGAAAGTCTCTCTTTGATCTAGTTGAACTGGAACAGGATCAATATCGTCTGCAAAGTTTCTAGGTGGTTCTGCAAATACAATCGCATCTGCTTGTGATCCATTTCTTCTTAAAATATAATATGCATTACCCAATGGTGCTTCTGCAGACTCTTTTGCTTCTTGCAAAATGCCATTGATAAAGATGAGGAATTTTTCACCAGGATCTGCTTTTACAATAGTTCCATCTTCCCAATATAAATCAAACTCAGATGTAAATCCATCAAAATTAGGAGAGATGTCCTTAAGTTTTCTTAAATAACGAGAGTTAAAAGTATCTTCTTTGAACTTAAATGCTTTACAGATTAGTGATGCAGATTCAGTCTCGTAAGTATCATCTAAGTTCTCTCCTGTTTGTGGGAAGAGAGGACCGAGAGGAGGTTCATTAAATGTTATCTGTGAACCAGATACTTTAAATGATTTGCCAGGTTCCTGTGCAATTCCATTTATAGTAAGGAATAATTCTTGCTCATTGTATGGAGAGTATGCAAGATAGTTTGCTTTATCTACAAGAGTAAATGTTTTTCTACCGAGAATGTTGCCATTACCAATGACACCTTCAACTACATCATATGCAGGAGATTTAACTTCGGTAATTTCAAGAGTAATATAAGATGCTGCATTTTCGTAGAGAGTGATCTCATCACCAACCTCAAACTCATATGCAATATTAGAAAAGTCTGATTCAGTAGATTGAACCAATCCACCAAACTCATAGTCATCACTGGAGGGACTATTAGTAAATTCACCAAATGAGAATAGGTAACCAATATCCATACGAATGATCTTGGTCAGATCAAAGATACCTGACCCAGTAGTTACATACTCATCATTAGGAAGAATAGTGTAATTATCATTAGTATCCCAAGATTGGGTAGAAGAACCAGCACCAACAAAAGGACCAACAGCAGGTTGGTTGTTGCTGTTGCTTACAAGTTTAAATTTAATCCAGTGAGCATAAGCACCAGATGGAACAGTTACACCACCACTAAGAGAAGTGTAAACTAACGTGTTATCAGCTGCTTTAGTGATTGATCTGATAGAACCTACATAATCTTCCTTACTTGCATAGCGACCAGTGAAAGGTTCTAGGATAGTTAGTTCTCTAGAAATAATTCCTTCAGTATCATACTCATCAATAGAGATAGAACCTTGACCTCTAATCAAGTTTGTATCTGCTACTGTTACAAAGGAATTAGTAACCCTTGTGCTCTTCCTCTCTACAGTTACTGTCTTAGGAGAAAGTTCAATATAACTGATAGATGTAGTAGGAGTCTGATCAGTCGGCATTGTTGCTTCCTGTTCAGAATCAATTAGAACTTCACCGAACAGTTGGAAACCTGCAGGGTGTGTAGTCTGCTTGATTAGATCTCTCCATACATCAATAGCAGTTCTAGACTGAATGACATATGAGAAGTCTTGATAGTAGTAAGAATCAGTTACCTTTTGATATCTACTACCAACCTTACCTTTATCAGATGCATATCTACCAAGATTGTCAAAATAGGTTCTGATATCAGAATCAAACTCAGTAAACAAAACATCAGATACTTCAATAGATCTACTAGGATCCATTGCAGCATAAAGATTTAGGGTGGTGTCTACAACGCCACTTACTTTATTAAGTCTAAGAATATTTGATCCTGTTCTCCAACCTTTGTCAGAAACATAACCACTGAAGATTAGTGAAGAACCAACACGCTGCTCTACTCGCTCTCCCTTGTAGAACTTAGCATCTCCTTTGTAGATGATAGCGTAGTTTGATCTATAAGTAGACTCAATAGTCGCATCATTGTGGAAAGAACCACCATTACTGATGATGCTAATATCTTGTGGTAGACCGATGCTCTCAGATTCAAAGAATGCATCGATATCACCTTCATATACCGATACAATAGGAGCAAAGGTGAAACCACTGCCACCTGCTAAGACATCAATTCTAGTAATTCTTCCTTGATCGCTTACTACACTAAAGTGAGCACCAACGCCATCTCCATTGGTAACAACTGCTTTAGGATTGATGTAGTTCTTACCACCATTATTAATTTGGACACCTTTAATTGACTGAGTGATAGAATCCCACTCTACAGTCAGTAGTGGTTCGTTGTTATCTGTTACAAGACAACCCTCAACAATAGGAGATCTCTTATATCCTTCTCCAAGATTATTAATTGTGGTCTTAGTGATCTTACCTTCAGCAAAAGGTGAAGATGTTGTGTATATGATGTTGCCAGTTCCTTGATAATCAGGAACGTCAGGCAGCTGATATGCAAACTTTGTAGATGTCGTGAACTTAACTGTCTTAGGTCCAGTCAAAGGATCATCAATAACTTTCAATGAAGCACTATCTGTATTGACATCACTAGACGCCTTAATAAAGTAGTAATACGTGTCAAAGTTAACTGGGAATCTCTGTTGAGCAAGACCAGAAATATTAGGACCAAAACCTAATGTGATGGCAACAAATGAACCAGCGTTTCCTGGTTGAATACCACTTATCTCTTTCTCTTCAGTAAAAATAGTTCCCGTTTTACTAGCAGAGAAATCAAGGAACACACCATTCATAGAAACATGACTGGTGTCAAACAAATAACGATAGTATTTCTGAATACGAATGTCAGTGTTTCTACCATACGTTGCAAAATTGACATCCTTAGAAAACTCTAAGTTGTTTTGACCAGCAGTAGATGAAGCAATATTGATAGACTTTCTAGGAGAACTATCATCCTGGAAAATACTACTGTTAGTAACTTCTCTAGGAGAGGGAGCATCATAGTTGTATGCTAGAGTTACCTCTTGAGTGGTTGCATCATAATCAATAATATATGGATCATTGATACCATCGCCAAGAGGTCTTGAGTCTTCTTGGAATCTGTAGATGCCGTTATACAGTCTTACTGTAGTATTATCAAAGTGATTGGTGACAACAGTATCAAACTGTCCCCTTTGAACAGTAGCAGTTCTTGCATTATTGTCAATAGATGTGACTTTTACAATCTCACTATTAATTTGCAGATAGTCATTCTCAGACAGTTTCTGAATACTTCTTAGTTGTAATACGGTGTTAGTTAAAGAGAAACCAACATGATCAACTTCCAATGCCAACCTTTGGGTTGAATTGGTAGAATCTAATCTATTGAGAGATGCATCAGCAACTGATAGGATGTCACCCTTAATGTAATTCTGTCCTTTAGTTGTAACAGTAACTATACTGACACTGCCATATCCAGTATTGTTGTAGTCACTAACAACAATAGTTGCTTTCGCATTATCAGGATCTCCAACAGATCCAATATCAGTTCTTACCTTGCTTTGATCGAAAAAGATAAGTTCAACATCTTCATATGTTCCTGCTTGATATGCTATACCACCATTAAGAACTTCTGACTTGCCAACACCACTATCAGTCATGACTGAAGTGAAAGAAGGTGCTCTCAGTGTAATCTGTTGATAGAATCTCTTTCTTACATAATAAGTTGTTGTAGTATCTGCCACACTAGGAATAAGATCCATATTTACAGCACTACCAACACCAACATTGTGTGGTTCGGATGTAGATACCAAAGCATAGTTGTTATCCACAACAAATGCTTGGATGTTCTTACTTAGTTCGTTGTAGATGACAACTTCTAGACCTACGGTATCTCCAAGAACTGTGCTCTGGAGAAAATAGTTCTTAGTAGCACTTTCAGGAACAACAAACTCTCCTTGAGTCACTTCGACTCTAATAGAGTTTTGGTTTGATACAGACTCAAGGATTCTACCTCTAGCAATGACATCATCATCGCCATCCGTTAAGAGTAGTGTTGCTTCTGCACTGAACGATCCATTACCAGACAAGATAATACTGATAATGTTGCTAGAAGAGTTTAAATTTTTGTCAGACTGATATGTTCCTGATACATTCTCAAGAACAAACTCATTTCTATTAGAAATGTCTCCGATAACCCTACCAGTGTAGTTGCTATCTTCTTGAGTAACAGTATCTCCTTCAAACAGATAGCAAGGGGCAATAGTCTCAATATAAGAGACTGCTAGAGTATTAGTAGGATCTAGATCATTTGATTTGAGTGATGTAACAGTCTTACCAGTAACCTCTGCGACAATCGCAGCTGCTCCAGATCCTTCGGTTCCAGTGTCATTAATAATGAATTTATTGCCAACTTTGAATGATGCTGGAGAATCCTCTACATTCAATGCAGAAATACTACCACTAGTGGTTTTGTTGATCTTCAGAATAGTATTACCACCATTGCTAGGCATTCCTAGAGTTTTTAGTCTCTTGGCATACTTTGGCAAATCATCCTGAGATAGATCTGCATTATAGTTAGAATCAACAGGTAGTGAGTAATAATTTGATCCTAGGATATATGGGAATGCAGGATCGCCATTAATATCGATAGTAATAAAGTATGCATAGACTCCTGCTGGATATTCTGGTGTTGCACAGAATCTTCCATTGTTTTCGTCTAATTCTAATTTACCAGTCTGAGTGCTAGGTCTCCACTCATAATCTTCAATAAAAGTTCCAAGTGGGAACTCAGATGGATTTGGACCACCTAGTCTGTTGCTCTTCAGATAATATGCTGATGACAGTCTGCTGACAGCACTACTAGTGTCTAGAGGGTTCTCATAACCATAAGGACCATAAATTGGATTGCCATCATAAGCAAATCCCAAAATAGGAGAATGTGACGTTCCATCATCATTCAGATCAGTTCTGAGACTAGAAGGATTGGCAACAATACCATAACCATACCCTTTAGTAGGATTATAGTTCTGGAATGCATAACCATTAGATGAGTCTAACTCAGACTGTAGTTTCTTATAGCGATCTTTGGTATATGTAACGATATCAGATGTTGCAGCTGCTCCATCACCAACAGGTAGAATATCGACTATCACATTTCCTTTGGAGTAGAACTTACCTTCGTCTACTTGCTCAAAGTCAACAATTTTGCCATTTGCTAAAACAGTATTGTATTCTGCAAAACGACCTTTGCCAAGACGATCGATAATTCTTACTGTAGGTGGTGTAGTGTAGTATTCACCAGCATCAATTACTTGAATACTTGTAATTCTACCAAAAGTAACAGTAGCAGATGCTTTTCCGTTTCTACCAGAAGTAATAGTTACAGTTGGTGGAACAGTATATACAGTCTGATCAAGAAGTTCAATACTGTCAACAACTTCACCTGCTAGGAAAGATCTTGCTCTTCCTGGAATATTGTTAATCAGAACATTAGGGGGATCCTGGAATCCAGCACCTTTTTGTGAAATATTGAACTTGGTGATAGGACCAAATTTGACTTGATCAAAATCTCTATAACTGAAAGCAAGAGTTCCATCAACTAAGATGCCAACATCTCTTTGTGTTGTTTTATACGATTCAGTAATAACTTGAGGATTCTTACGAATCAACCTCATCGTCTTCTGATCTTGCAACTTCTGCTGAGTATTTGCAAGAAGAATAGGTCTAGTTGGGAAAGAAGACGAACAGATGTAGTAATAGTTGCTATCTTCATAAACAGCAGCAACATCACCAGGCAGATCTCCAATCTGAGACTGAATAGTAGGATTTGCTGCTTCAGCATTCTCTTGACTCAGAATCCAACGGATGGTATTCTGTGGAGTCATAATAATGGGGTCTCTGGTCTCGAAACCTGCACCAGATACCTGAATACGATCTCCTTCCTCAGAATAAGGAACAGGAGCATCAGTGCTCAAGTTATAAAGGACACCAAGGACTAGAAGCTTGACGTTTCCAGAGGTAACTGTAGAAAAACTGTAAACAGATTCTCCAGTAGCATAAACAATATTGCTTTCTCTATTGCTGACTAGAAACTGAGTGACACTTTTATCACTATACTCAAATTCTTCCCCACGGATTATAAATCTGCCTGTAGAAGAAAATCCTTCTGTGGAAAACACATTGATACGATCTCCAACAGTGAGACCATTATCAAAGTCTGCTGTTAACTCAGTTTTAGATGCAATCTTGAATGTATTGTTAATCGAAGACGTATCTAGAGCAATTTCATATAGTTGCTCTCCATCAACTGTGCCAGCACCGAAAACATTGTCTACAATACCAGATGCAAAACCTGCATTAGGATTAAATGAGTCTATGCCTTGAACAATCTCTTCTCCAATGAGATCAGATACATTACCTGATATAACTTTTACTTTTAATGAGTAAGAGGTGATCCAATCGGATGTAGATGCCTTTACAGTAAAATCTTTTGGTCTTACAACCTCTGGAGTGTCATTTCCTACCAGAGTGTTGAAAATAAACTTGATTGACCTATCAGTGCCTTTTGCACGATAGAAACTAGTAATATTCTTAATTAGAGTTCGCTTGTCTACCTTCTCATTCAGATACTTTTCTGGGAAGGATGCAAGGTAGTCAGACTCAAAGTTCTTGACAATAGCATACAAGAACAGGTTGCTGATGTTCTGGACTGTCACACCTGAGTTGTGACCCACAGCAAGCGTTGTTACGAAGTTGCTTGCCTCGTATAGGTCACCTAGTTTTGTATTGCCACTGACGCCACGAGAGACATCACTGAGAGTGTTACCATTTCTCTCTTTGTAAAACAAGATCTCATCGTTAATCTTGATGTAACCATTTTCCACAGGGAAAGAAGATGCATCAATCAATTCAATAGTAGTATCACTCGCAGATACTGCTACTGCTAATTCTGTGCCTTGTGCTAGAAGATTTTTCTCATAAAAATCTATATCACGATATTTCGTGATATTCTGAATCACGTCAAGAGGTTGACCCCTAAGTTCTAACTGCTCGTAATATTTCTCTACAATTTTAGAAAAATTTTCGTAGTCAGAAGAAATGAACTCAGGAAGTTGACTCTCGATTAGAGTGGATATTCTCCTAGTCTCTGCCATTTAAGCTTACTCTGTGTAAATCGTGAATGAACTCTTTGGAATATCAACATCGAGATAAACTTCTCTCGATGCACTAATATCATTACTTAAAGGGATAGTTCTAACTTCGATTCTATTATCAAAGAAACTACCTTCAATGACTGTCAGATCATAAAGTTTGATCTCTCCCTTAATATAGTCAACCGTCCCAACAGAGTCGTTTAAAACGATTTTCTCACCTGAGATAGAGTCTATTCTATATAGGACGATTTTACCAGAGCGATCTTCGAGATAGACTGTCCAGAGAGGATATTCACTTACTTTGAAACCTGTTGACTGGACAATTACATCCTCATCACAAGTATTATCGAAAGCATTTTGGAAACATAGTTCGTAGAAGAACTTACTATTGATCTGAGGATAAAAATCCTTTCTCATCTTCACAGTGGTAAGATTACTGTTAATACTACGATCAGCATCATCAATTACACCAACAAACTTAGAGAATCTAAACTTGCCATTAAACTTCTCTGTATCAGAAGATGCAATGTATGCCTCTAGACCACCGAGAACCTTAGACTTAATCTCATCTCTAGTCTGATTGGTCTTTTCTCTAGAATAGTAAATATTGGACTTTAGTTCAACATACAAAATAGAAGCATCGATGACATCAGGAGTGATGGATGCCACCATATATGGTTTCAGTTTATCTACAATCTCTTTTTTAGTTGCAGAACTCAATCTACGTGCAGTAGATGGTTTGACAACAATCTTGACCTTACCATACTCAGGGGGATCATCCTCTTCACCACCAAATGTAATGATATCAGCAATAGCAGGATAGATCTCTCTTACAATTGCTGCATAGTCTTGTGCCGTGACTGCTCTGTTCTGTGTTCCATAGAACTTAGGAGCATTAAACTTGATCTTAGAAACAGATTCGATTTCTGCGCCCCCTACTGCCACCTCTACGAGGTCTGTAGCAGCAGAGTAGTCAACAGTGTAGTTTAGGTTAGAATCGCCTGCAGGGGTTTCTATGATGCCATTGAAGGTGAATGCTCTTGCTCCGTTAGCATCAGGACCATTCGTTGACAGATATGTAATTTCTACTTGGTTACCAGACTCTAGTTGTCTACCTAGGACACCATCACCAAAGAATACTTCATACTGCTCATCTTCGGTTTCCTCAACATAGAAAACACTTGACTCACTCGTAATGTCTAGGATACTATCTGCTCTCGAATAGATCTCCCCTACAGTGCTTTGTGCAGATGGGAAAATACGGACTCTAAGAGACGAAACGTCTGCATTGGGGTTCTTGATCACAAAACGGTTTGATCGTGCTGCATTAACCGTATAGGTGTCAGTGATGAAGTTTCCTTCGTAAATATCGATGCTATCAAAAGTTCCGATGTTATTAATAACAGGAACCTTAATGTCCTCAACAACTACAAAATTGTATACGCTACCATCAAATGTAGAATTGAAACCTGTTCCTTTTCTTAGAACGATTTCATTCGGTGCAGTGTTTGGAAATGTTATTCTAAAAGACAAATTTGCCTTTGGTGATGTTGCTGACTTGGGAGTGTAACCCAATTGCTTCGCCAGTGCCACCACATTGTCCCTGAGCGTTGCCGAATCAAGGAACGTCTCGTTCACCACCATATTAGTGTTGAACGCTGTATAATACGTATTATATGCCAATACGTCGAGAAGGTTCGACCATACAGAACCTTCAAAATCAAAATCAGTAAACTCTCCCTGCGATCTCAAGTATTCCTTGAGAGCAGTCTTGATATCTGCAAAGTCTAGGTTTGATAGTTGAACGTATGGCATTATCGAGTTCTCTCTAGGAAGAATTCTATGGCGACAGGAAAGTCTTCTCTACCAATAATTTCAAATTCTAAAGCAACGTCAAATCCATTGTCGTCAAAATTAGTATCAACTTCTAAACCAGTAACCGTAATTCTTGGTTCAAACTGATCTAGAGTCTGACGAATATTATCGCCAATCTCAGCAGCAGTCGCCACATCTAGGTGCTCAAATAGTAAATTACGAAGATTAGACCCCAGATCTGGTTGGAATGGTCTCTCGCCCTTTGAGGTAAGCAGCAAATTGACGACTGCCTGTTTAATTGCAGCATCATCCTTCTTGACAATTAAGTCACCTGTTACAGGATGGGGTTTGAACGTTACATTCAAATCCTTGAAGGTCTGAAACTTTGCCACACGAATAGTAGAGTGTATCTTATCTATTTAGCAGCCCATCAAATTATCTAGTCGCTTTCTTTCTTCTTTCAATTTCTCAGACTTCTTCAACCAATAGTCGCTAGCAGGTTGAGTGATAAGTGTCATTCCTGATCTTACAAACTTGTCGCCAAGGTCTGTGGGACTATTTGCCATTGATAATTCTCCTATAAAGTGTTGGTGACCAATATTGATAATAATCAGTCTTGTGTAATTGTTCTCTTGCTTGCTCTAATTTATCACGCTTTTGAATGAGTATCAAGTTTCCTTCATTAAAGTTACTTTGCACTCCATTAATATGTGTTGCGTCATCCATATGATCATCAAGCGCATAGTATACACTTTGACTCATATTAATTTCCGCAACCCGTTGCATCAGAGCGCATTCAGAGATATCATCCTCCAAAATGTAGACTATCACGTCCGCATTTGGTAATGAACTCAGAGTCACACGCCGTAAGGCACGCTCCTCTATATGAACAGACGCAGAAAAAGCGTAGGGACATATGGCATGACCGCCTAGATCCCCACGCTGCTCAGAAATATATTTAATCCATTCCTTAACTCTACTTACCTTGTCCACGATACAATTTCTTTTTACTATTTCTGCTAGTGGCAGCATACTTCGTGTGCTTCCCTGTTCCCTGACGGGTTTTCTTGGGTTTGGACTCGATGTGAGTGCCACTAGTCAGTGAAGGACGCTTTGCCATGGGTTTTCTTTGAACGACTCACATATTATACCACATATACGCTTGCTTTGCTTGCTTTTGCAATGGTAATTCCTGTGGGTTCATACAATGTGTCCCCCTGCTTACCAACAGGTAGTTTCCCCACTAAACACTTACTCTTACCTTTTAAAACTCTCGGAGATGTGCAAGGATCACCCTTTGGTGTTGTCCCTGGTGCTGGTTTGAAAGTATCCCCAGACTTAACTACTGGTATCTTACCTGCATACACATTCACAACCCCACTGCCTTTCCCTAAGACTAAAGGCGGTGTGTTACATGTGCCTGTGCCCCCAGAGTCGATTGATGTAATTGTAGCAATTGGGATACCTGGCATTTAACCTCCTGTAACTGTATATACGTGTCATTCAGAAAATCTACCAAAGTCTCATGTTCCTCCGATCCTGGTCGGCAATACATAAGTGTCCCTGGGTTCTCAACTTCCTTCAGTCTATTCTCCAAGGAATTCAACTTCACTTGTAGTTCTTTCTCCATTTTTAAAACTTTCCTTATAATTTATACCGTATGCCCCGAAGGCACTCGAAACGTCAATTTCAGGTGCTGCGTCAGCAGCCCCAAAATAGTCCGTCACAGCATCTTCGATTGCATCGGCAAATTCATTGAACTCGTCGAACCTCTGTTCCTTCAGAACACCGTCCTTTGTCTTGTAAGTAATCTTATGTTGTTCCATTTAACTCCAAACTTGGTATATAAATTCAACCCAAGGATCTTTACAGTCTCCAGGAGACACACTGCAATATAACTAATCTCTTCCCTAAATGTTGTCGAGGTTTTCATGGCAAAATTTTCTGGGGCGATTTTTTTATATTGGAGGGACCCGAAGTATTTATCGTGCTTGGGTAACACTTTGTAGGTTAGAGTAGGCGTAGGAGTCCCGCTCGGCGTTCAGGGGGTATACATTAAGGGGGGCATTAACTGCCCCCTGTGTTTAACTTAGTGCTGCCACTGATCTTCTACATTGTCTCTTAATCTGTGCCAGTGCGTAGTTATCACTTGGTGTCTTTGAGCATGTCTGAATGATACCTAGATCAGGGTGTTTGTATTTCAAATGCTTGGAATCGTCAAAGAAAACAAATCCATACTCATCCATGATGGCATCAACTGCCTTCCTATACTTTCCGAGTTGTTTAGACATAGTGTGTGTGGGGTTAGTGTAAAGAAAGGGGGGCAACCCCTTACAGTTCAGCGAGCATCTCATCCATCTCATCGGTGTCTACCTTGTCAGACAACCATGCCACGCCGTCGCCCGTGATATACTCACCGAACTCATCGATGAATCGCTTTGCCCATCGACGATACCCTAGATTCTGGTTTGCTTTGGCGTGGTGATAGATCATCTCCTCATTGCTGATCCATAGGGCAACGTTCCATGTCTCGTATGAA